GCCACCGCCGCCGCCGCCGCCGCCGCCGCCGCCGCCCCCGCCGCCGCCGCCGCCGCCGCCTCCGCCGACGCCGCCGCCGCCGCCGCCGCCGCCGACGCCGCCACCGCCGCCGCCGCCGCCGCCGCCTACGCCGACGCCGCCGCCGCCGCCGCCGCCGACGCTCGCGATAAATCGCTCGCTGACTTTGCCGAAGGAGTTGTCCAAATTCTCATTGAGATGGACGTTCCAGGCGTCCAATGGCTTCCACTTACTGAGGCGGTATGAGCAAGCTTGATCAAATCAAAGCATTGGGGGCGGCTAAGGCCGCTTCCCGCAATAGTTCTGACGGAGGCGGGGAGCAGACCCGCTACAGTGTGCAAGAAGGGGCTTCGTACTCGAAAACTCAGGCCAATGCATTGCCTTCCAAACGCTCATACCGATCGAAGGGTGAGGAAGCGCCCTCGGGGCCGAGAGTGGAGTCAAAGATCGAAGCAGTCGGAGTAGCGCCCGGCCCGTCAGAAGCTAAATCTAAGGGTTTGAAGATTGCTTCTAGTCCGAAACTAAAGCCGCCTAGCGGAGATGGCGTGGCTCTCACAAGCATGGCTCATCCTCCAGGGCTTATTGATAAGATGGATAAAGCCATAAAGAGCGGTAAGTTGAGTTTGAAGCGCGGTCGTCCCAAGATCACTGAGCAGCGGCCGTGGGAAGCCAAAGGCATGAGCCGCAGAACTTGGTACCGCCGCCAGCAGAAGGAGAGCAAGACGTGAGCCTTACCCAGCGGCAAGCACAAATGCTTAAGCGCCATCCATGCTCGGTATGCGACTATGTTTTCACGCTGGCGATCGGGTTTGCATATGCTGGTATTCTTTGGTGGTGCGATATTCCATGGTGGGTCATTGTGATTGTTGTTCATTGGCAGACCGCCAGTTGGTTCTTGGAGACACGCAAATGATGAATTTCCTTGCATTAATTGGCGGAATCACAATCGCTGCTGCGGCGTTCCGCGCTCTGCGCCATGGCTGATGCAGAAATGACCCTCCTCCGATACCAAGCCTTGAGCGTCTGGGTGCATGCGGCGGCGGTTATCTCAGTCATATGGTGGTTCGCCTGAACCGCCCTATCTCCCGTGCCGATCTTGAGCGCTTCAACGCAGCATTAGCCGAGAAGCGCCGCAGGATAGCCAAGGCCGAGCATCAGACCAGAGGATATCGGGATGAGGATGGGGGGTGGCAGGCCGGCCTGCTGAGCTTCGTCCGGTACTTCTGGCATGTGCTGGAGCCTGGCACGCCGTTCGTGGATGGGTGGGTTCTGGAGGCCATCTGTGAGCATCTTGAGGCGGTCACTTACGGCGAGATAACCAATCTCCTGATCAATGTGTTCCCTGGAGCGATGAAGTCGCTGCTGACCAACGTGTTCTGGCCGGCATGGGAATGGGGGGCGATGGATCTTGCCCATCTCAGATACGTGACGTTCTCGTATAGTTCCAGCAATACCGAGCGAGATAATCAGCGGTTCGGGGATCTAGTGTCGTCTCCAGATTACCAAGCCATGTATCCGCATGTCGTAATCCGCCAGAACGGCATGACAATGGTTTCCAACCGAAAGCATGGTTGGAAGTTGGCGAGCTCGGTTACAGGATCGGTCACTGGTAAGCGCGGCAACCGAGCTATTTGTGACGATTTAAATAACGTGAAAGAGAGCGAATCCAAGGCGGTTATGGATGAAACCAACCGATGGTTTCGTGAATCGCTGTCGTCGCGGCTGAACAGCATGGAGACCGATGCCAAGATCGTCATATCGCAGCGCGTCAGTGAGGCGGATGTTTCCGGTGAAATCCTTCGGCTTCAGCTACCATATTGCCATCTCTGCATTCCAATGGAGTATGTTTGGCAGGCGGACGACAATGGTGAGCCGTACACTACCCAGATAGGTTGGGTAGACCCGCGGTGGCGTCCAAATCAGGAAGATTGCGAGGGTGAATTAGCGTGGACTGACCGCTTCTCCGAACGATCTGTTCAAAGCCTCAAGATTGAACTTGGTCCCTATGCGACAGCTAGCCAGCTACAGCAGACGCCAGAAGCGCGAGGCGGTGGTCTGATCAAACGTGAGTGGTGGATGCCTGCCGAGATTTATATGACAGGCCGCAAGTTTCCGCCATTTGATTACATCGTGGCTAGTCTGGATGGTGCTTATACCGAGGAAGAAAAGAACGATCCGTCTGCCTTGACGATCTGGGGAGTGTTCCAAAACGAACATGGATACAATCGAGCAATGCTGGTTCATGCCTGGTCAAAGCGGCTTGAGTTTTCCGGGCCAAAGATTGATATTCTGCCAAACGAGCACGAATCCACATATAAGCTTCGAGCGCGGCCATTTTGGGGGCTTATTGAGTGGGTTGCGGATAGCTGCAATCGGTTCAAAGCCGATAAACTGTTAATAGAATCAAAGGCTTCTGGAATATCTGCGGCGCAGTCTTTGCGTAATGCCCACGGGCGGCAGGGATGGACGATCCAACTTGTTGAGCCCAAGGGAGATAAGATGGCGCGTGGTATGGCGATTGTGCCTTCGTTCTCTCAAGAGATGATTTATGCGCCAGATCCCGAAGAATTCGACTATGCTGGGAAGGTCATTGATGAGTGCGCGCTTTTCCCATACGGAACTCATGATGATTTGTTCGATTCGATGACGCAGGCCATCAAGCATCTCCGCGACACCGGCCTGATCCGCAGCGATGAGGAGCGCCGGGCACAGGAGTTGGATGCGGTGAGGCATCGTGGGGCGCCTAAAAAGCCCATGTATCCAGGTTTCAGCAGGAGATCGGCATGACCGAGATCAAATCCAGCACGATCGCCGCAGTTGACCACGACGGCAAGCAGCTAACCGTCAAATTCAGATCGGGCGCAACCTATGACTACCCTGATGTGCCGAAGGAACTGCATGACCGGATGATGGCCGCGCATGATGCTGGTGAGAGCATCGGCAGGTTTTTCCACGAGCATGTGAAGAACGGTGGGTTTTCATTTACGAAACGAGAGGATGAAGCGAAATGAATCAGCCGAATAAGGTTTGCTCGGAATGTGGTCATCATGCGGTCGGTGGATGGTATAGCACGCCGCTCTGCCAAGTATGTTTCAGTGTTCGAGGTGCATTTATTTCAAGAGAAGAGGCTCAGAACAAAATGATGGACATCACGAGGAAGCTTGAACTGATCGCGAATCTTAAGCCGGGAGATCCATGGCCTTCTGCGGATCTCGGCGGCAATGAGTTCAACTATGCTCCTGCCATTAGCGCGATGTGCGCTGAGGCGCGGGCTGAGATCCAGCGGTTGCGACAGGACGAGGAATCGTCATATTCTGCGTGGTTATCTATCTTCACGCCAAGTCGCATAGGTGAGCCAATGAAGGTATTCGGGAAAACCGCTACTCAGGTCATTGTTGATGATCCGCACGAACCAATGACCGACCAAGACAGAGCATTCGTGGCCGCACATATGGCCGATACTGCGGAGAACGCAGAATACAAGAATGCTGTTCGTATGCTGAATGATCCAAAAACTGTATCTGATCTTGGGCCGTTCGCCGTCAATCAAGTGAGAGCATCCATTGTTCAATATGAGAAAACCGGAGAATGGAAGAATTGGTGGCAGCAGCAAGCCACGGCTGAGCCGTCGCCCGAGCCATGGGGCAGTCCCTTCGCGATGAACACGGAGAACTGGAAATGACAGACATTGTTGAGAAGCTGAAAGACCGTCGCGCTATTGATGGTTCGGTGACTTTTGTTGAGATGAGCGAACAGGTGCTGGACGACGCGATTTATGAAATCGAGCGCCTTCGCAACACGATCGCCCAACTCCGAGCGGTATCCGGTGCCGTCTCGGTTGAGGGGCACAGCTACGCGGATATCAGGCGTAGCGTGCGGACCAGTGATATTGATGGTTCTGCGATTATGGATGGCATGTCTTTCATTGCTCCAGAAGATAGTAAATCATGAAAAATCCCCGAATCATCACAGGCCAAGGTCCTCTGATTGTCCCCAAGACCATGCCAGTGGGCGGTGACGATTGCGTAAAGCTGCTGGAGAGCGCCAAGAATGGCGACATGTCTTGGCTGGTGGTCATTGCCGGAGGTCCGAGCGACTACGGCATGGCGATGGCCGGCAGCAATGCGGCGCAGATGAATCTGGGCATTGATGTCGCCAAGCAGGAAATTCTGGGGCGAGTGAAGGCGCGATGAGCGAGATGGAGGCATCCAACGAAGTATTTCTGGCCAAAGCCGCCGAGATTTATGACGATGGCTATACGTGGGTACACCAGTTCCTGTATCTCGCCGATGTTTCCGAGAGAACCTTGCGCAGATGGCAGGATGGCCAGCGAATACCTGGACCTGTGCGGGCGATGATTTTGGCTCATGAGAAATGCCGTAAGAATGGCATTCCCATGACCCGAAATGCGTATGCGTAACGCCAACACATGCCAATGCGGGCGGCCGATTAAGGTCTTTCGGCGTGGTGGCGCTCGTAATCCCGCATTGGACCATGATTTATGCCAGCAGTGCTGGCGAGCAGCGCAGAATAGCAACCGGATGAAGCCAGATGCACCGAGGAAGGAAGCGGATGAGCCGGAATTATGGATTGGGCTCGAAACCTGACAAATGCCGATTATCGCCTCTGTCTCACGTTCCTTTTGCGATTGTGGGCTCTTGTGTAGTAATGCTCGGCCTCTGGTTCCTCCTTGGAGGATGAGACTATGAACACAATTATCATTATGTTGACGGGATTTATTTCGATGCCGTCATGTATCGTTGTGGCTGAGGATCATTCTCAGGTTCAATGGGCTTCAATGATTAATTCGTTGACTATAACTTCTGGTAATTCAGTACGCGTATTTTGGAAATGCAACGGACAAAATGATGAGGGTAAAATTTTTACTCTTGCTGGCGCTGATAGTATTGAAATAGAGCGCTGAAATGGCCGATCCAGCCCAAGACATTCATGTAGTCATCGAAGATGATCCTGACGACAGCGTTCGAGTCGTTGATGGCAACATCGAAATTGCCCAGCCGGACGGTGGGGTTGTTATCCAGTTCAATCCAACGCCGGATTCTGATCTTGAAACCGAAAATCCGGCCGACTTTTATAAGAATATCGCCGGTAAACTGAGCGAAAGTGAGCGCTTGACGATCGCCAATGAACTCATTGAGGCGATTCAGGCTGATGATTTATCCCGCCAGCCGTCATTAGCCAACCGCACCAAGGGCATGGACATGCTTGGGCTGCAGATTGCCGATCCACGGTCTGGGGATGGCGCTGCGCTCATGGACGGCATGTCAGTGGTGACCAATCCATTGCTTCTGGAGGCTATCCTCAAGGATTGGGCGAACGCTCAGGCTGAGTTTCTGCCGGCGGGCGGACCCTGCAAGGTTGAAGACTTCGGCGACGACCCAGAAGAGACCAGAGACGAACTCGCCGACGCTTTCGAGCGGGATATGAACTACTTTCTGACCTCGATTGATACGAGTTACGCGCCTGAGACCTCGCATATGCTGCTGTGGGGGCGCGCTTTTGGGGGTGCCGGGTTCAAAAAAGTCTACATGCACCCAATGAAAAAGCGCCCGACGACTGAATCGGTGGATCAGAAAGACCTGATCGTTTCGGACGCTACCAAGGATTTCAAATCCTGCGAGCGGATCACCCATCAGATTCCCATGCGCCAATCGGTCATGAAGCGCATGCAGAAAAAGGGGCTATACCTCAATACGTCGCTGACGCCTCCGACTCAAACCGCCAATATGGTTGATGAGAAAACTGCGGCCATACAGGGTATTGCTGCGGTGCAATCGAGGCCTGAGGATCAGCCGTATACGCTTTACGAGACGCAGTGCGAGCTTGAGCTTGACCAATTCGCCCCAAAGGACATGCAAGGCCTCGCGTTACCGTATCTCGTGACGATCGACAAAGATTCGCAGCAGATGCTTGCGTTGCGTCGGGACTGGAAGCCTGAAGATGAGGAATGCCAGCGGAAGAGGATGTACGTCAAATATCCGTATGTGCCGGGGCCGGGGTTTTTCGGAACGGGGTTGCTCCATATTCTCGGCAACTCTGCTGACGCGCTGACCGCAGCATGGCGCCTATCCCTGGATGCTGGTTTCCTCGCCAACTTTCCGGCGTTTTTGATTGCAGCGCTCGGGGGAAGACAGAAAACCTCGGATTTGGTGCTTCAGGCTGGCACCGGAACGCCGATTGAGACAAATGGGCAGCCAATCTCGGATATCGTCGCCAACCTGCCATACCGTGAGGCTGGTCCCGGCTTGATGGATTTGATCAAACAGATAACCGAACAGGCCAAGAGCGTCGGTTTGGCTGCGGAAATCCCAGTAGGCGAGGGCATCAAGGATATCCCAGTCGGGACCATGCTCGCGCATATCGAGATGGCGACCAAGTTAATGGCGGCCACCCATAAGCTTGGCCACGAAGCCCAAGCTGAGGAAATTGGACTTATAGCCGATCTATTTCGCGAGATGCCGCAGTCATTTTGGAAAGGCAACAAGTCTAAATTCGCCAAGCAATTCGGGTGGACTGAGGAAAAGCTGCTTCAGGCGCTGGATACCGTTACCTTGGTGCCGAAATCAGATCCGAATATTCCCAGCCATATCCACCGTCAGATGCGCGCTGTGGCGCTAGTTGAGCTTAAATCTGGCCCTCTTGGTGGCCGTATGGATGAGGATGAAACCCTTAGACGAGTTCTTGCTGCAATGAGAGAGGATCCAAAAGGACTGATCAAGCCGCCAGATCCTCAAACTGGGCCGAATCCAGACCAAATAACGGCTCAAGCCAAGATGTTGGATGCCCAGACGAAGGCCAAAAAGCTTGAGACCGTGGAGGCTCCGAAGGTCCAACAGGATCAGCAGCAAATGGACGCTGATATCAAAGGCAAAACCATTGATATGGCGAAGGAATTGGTGATTCATGGTGCCGATCAGGAAAAGATCAAGGCCGATCAAGCCAAGGGTACAGCAGAATTAGGTTTGAAGGCTCACCAGCAAGCCCATGACCAGACGATGGCCAAAGCTGAACATGGGTTGAACGTTGGTAAGGCGGCGCATGAAGCTGCGTTAGGAACGCATCAAGCCATTTTGGACACCGCAGAGGCCATGAAGCCAGAACCTGAGCCAACCGCACCAGCGGCTAAACCGAAGAAGCCGAAGCAATGACAGTAAGCCTTAAAAACATTGGCGAAGCGATGTATGGTGATCAGTGGATTAACCCTATGGCTGATGATTTAGAGGTTTCTCAAAGAACTATGAGGCGGTGGGCAACGGGGACTTCCGAAATACCTGTGGGAGTTTGGGAAGATTTGCTTACGTTGATGCTGCTTCGCCGGATGGCTCTGGATGATAATATTCTGGCCATAAAGGCGAATTTCTTGCCGAAATCACAAATCGGTGCGATATAAGACTTGACAGCCGCTAGGAGCGCAAAATGGGCCACCCTTACGCAGAGCACCGGCAAACGAAAAAAGAACACTCAAGGGTGAGCCACATCACCAAGGGCTACAAGTCAGGCGGTGCTGTACATGGCGCAAAAGCCATCGGTAAGAAAGCCTTGGCGCTCCACCGTGAAGAACACGCCGAACTGCACGCTGAGGGCGGCAAATCCAAGCATCGTATGGACCGTCCGAAACGAGCCAAGGGTGGCAAGATCCACCGGGATTCCGGTGGAGATGTCAGCCCGGTCAAGATGACGCCTGATTCTCTGCTGGCGGAAGCTCAGCGCCGTCATGATCAAGCTGTTCAGCAAGGGCGATCGTCTACCTTGACAGGCCAATTATACAAGTTGCAAGGCGAGAAGCCTTCTCGGGCCAAGGGCGGCAAGGTCAAGGGCAAGCACGACGCCAAGACGATTATCAATGTGGTATCTGGCGGTCATCCTGCAGGCGGCGCTATCCCCGCTGGCCCGCCAATGGCTCCCCCAGCCCCGCCGATGGGCATTGTGCCGGCAACTATGGCACCGCCTCCGATGGCCGCGAAGCCGCCCATGATGCCTCCTGGCGCTGGCGCACCGCCTTCAATGCCGATGAGGGAGAGAGGTGGCAAAATTCACCGGGCTTCCGGCGGCAAGATGCCGTCCGCTGAGGATATCGTTGCTTCCAACAAAAGAATGGTTCCTTCTGGTGGTATGTCCCCAGAAGAGGCAATGAGGAGAATTGAGGAAGCCACCCAAAAGCCCATGCAAAAAGCCCGCGGCGGCAAGGTCACCAAGGGAACGAAGGTTTTCGAAGAAGGCCAGCGCAATGGGACGCCTGTCCAGCATATGCGTGGCAAGGGCGACCTTGAGCAGATGGGGCGCGGGAAACAAGTTACATTCGAATCGGGTGGCCGCGTTCGGTCGTTTTATGCCAAGGGCGGCTCTGTGAAGAACCATACCGATCCCGGCGTGTCCGATCGGTTGCACATGGGGGAGAGGTTCAAGGCATCGCCCATGGAAATACGCGGACAGGATTCGAACACGACGAATGATCCGACGATTGGTAAGCCAAATCGCGCTCGGGGTGGAATGTGCCGGGCCAATGGCGGAATGGCTGACAAGGTGGCGGCCGCAACAAAATTGCCGGGCGGTTCCGGCGGCGGCGAGGCCCGTTTAGCCAAGGCGCATCGTGAGGCGCGGCGCTGATGGCTGTGACCCACCATCCACATGGCTCTGTGGTTACATTTGAGAAGGAAGACCACCCCAATCTCGCCCGCAATCTTGAGCGGGAGCTGCAGGCAGCCAAGGCGGCTTATATTGAGGGCCTGACTGCCTCGAAAGACTGGGGCGATTTCCAGAAGCGGCGGGGGCAGGTCGAAGGTATTGATCTGGCCATTTCCCTTTGCCAAGAGGCGCGAAAGAAGCTAGACGCATAAACCGTGCCAGCATGGCACATAACGGGATGCATCCCATATGGTTCGAAGACTGATTAAGAAGCATGCCATACCTGCGCGCAAGTCTAAGCGTGGTGGCAAGGTAAATCCTCCAATTTTTCGCAAACATGTTCCGCAAGTTTTTGGCGAAGAAGAAGCCAAGATATTCGATATTCCCAAGCCTCCGATCGGTCTGGCTTACCAGTGGGTTCTCGCCGAGCATGTGAGGAAGTATCCGGGCTGGGTTCAGGTGCCGTTTGGACGCCATGTTCACGAGATGCCGCCAGACACCAATGATGATGGCGCGATCGTCTATCTGGGCAACATCTTGGTACAGCGAGAGCAGAGCTTGGTACAGGCCGAGCTAGTATTATCTCAACAGCACGCTCTCAAAAATCTGAAGGATCATCCAGCTTATCCGGGGAAAAAAGAGGGTGGTCCGTTTCGGATTCTATCCGAATCCTTCATGGTTTCTAGCCATTACGAGCGCGTCACTGGCCCATCAATCGTTGTGGATGTGACCATTCCGCTTCGAATGTCTACGCATTTGCAGGATACAGCATCGGCGCTCGGTCTGACGGCGCAAGAATATCTGCAACGCAGCATTTCACTCTATGTCCGGGGTGAAACAGGCGGTTTGCTATTGCCCATTGATGGCGCAATGGAATTGCATCAAATTTACCTTAACGATCAGATGAGGAATAAATAATGGCTCGTTCAAACGCCATCGGCAAAATGCGTGAGATTGCCGACGATACCGAGACAGATCCGAAAGCGCTGTTGTTTGCGAAGGTCGGGGATATCCCGAGCGAACTCACCGTGCTGCATTCTCAAGTTCTGGTGGCTGGCTATATCCGGCCAGGCAAAACCAAAGGCGGGATTTTCCTGACCGATAAGTCGGTTGAGGAAGATCGCTGGCAGGGCAACATCGGGCTTGTGCTGGCGCTCGGGAAGGGCGCCTTCAAGGATGACGGCGTTGCTCATTTCCACGGCGACAAGCTGAAAGTCGGCGATTGGGTCATGTATACCCCGGCCGATGGGGTGAGCATGTTTATCCGCGAGGTTCCATGCCGGTTGTTTCAGGACACCCGCATTTTGATGAAGGTCAGCAATCCGGAGATCTATTACTGATGGATGGCCGATCGGGATTTTTGAACGAACCACATGATGCGGTGCCTTCCGTTTTTATTCAATGGAAGGGTACCGATGTTTGCATGGATTTTTACTGCGATTGTGGAGCGCATGGGCATTTTGATGGCGATTTCGCCTATGCTGTGAAGTGCCAACATTGCAGCCAAGTTTGGGAAATGCCATGCCAAATATACCCTCGAAAAGCTAGCACTTCTGTGACTGATCCATATTGGATTGAAAACGCCAAGCTTCTTGAAGCTGATGAAGATTTTTGCCATCAGATAGAGACTAACGGCGTGATTGAATTCGTTCCTCATCCCGTACCGAAGGCGGAATAGTCATGGCTGACCTAGACGACGATGCAATTGTGGTAACGCTGCCAGCGGATGGTGATGGCACAATCACCAAGATCGAAGGCGAGACGACGAAAACGGTCGTTACTGCGGATCCGTTGGAGGATCTGAAAGACCAGTTCACGAAGGCAACCCAGCGGGCGACAGCAGCCGAGATAGCCAGCCAGCAGACAGCGCGGCGTCTTGAAGAAGTCACTCAAGAGCTGCAGACCACCAAGACTGCGGTAACCGAAAGCCAGCTTGATACGGTGCTGAGCGGCATCCAGGCGGCAACGGCTGAGGCAGATGCTGCTGAGAAGGATTATATTGCGGCCCATGAATCCGGCGATGGACCGGCGATGGCGCGGGCGCAACGCAAGATGGCGACCGCTGAGGCCCACGTACAGCGCCTTAACGAGGCTAAGGGCGACCTTGAGGAAGCCAAGTCCGCAAAGCCCGTCACTCGCGTAGAACGCCGCCCAGAGCCTCGCCAGCAGCCTACGGATAAGGTAGAGCAGTTCGCCGCGCAGATGTCCCCGCGTAGCGCGGCATGGATCAGGGCTCACCCTGACTGCATTACGGACGACAAGAAGAACAAGCGCATGTTGGCGGCGCACAATGATTGCCTTGCGGATGATATTGCGATCGATAGCGACGAGTATTTTGCGCGGATTGAGGCGCGAATCGCTGGCAGCGTCGCTAGGGTTGATCTGAAAACCGAACCAAAGCCCGACACATCAGGCAAGCGCCCGATCAGCGCGGCGGCATCAGGGGCGAATACAGGTGGCGGAATGAATGGAGGCGGGACCGAGGTTAGGCTCACTCAGCGCGAGGTCACTGCGGCCACAGACGGCACGGTCTGCTGGAATTACGATGATCCGAAAGGTAAATTCAAGAAGGGGGATGCCGTGGGCGTCCAGGAATTCGCCCGCCGCAAGTCAATTATGAAGCGCGAAGGTCTGTATGACCGTGGAATCATAGATTCATGAGCAAATCCACTCATCTATTGCGCGGAACTATACAGCACCCAGGGGATAACAATCTCACTGAGAAATCTCTACTTGAGTTTATGGAAACGATCAGACAGCCGTATAAGCTAACAACGCCGCATCTTGTGGTCACTCAGGAAGGCATCGATAATGTAAAAGCTCTGTGCGCCGAAGATCCTGAATATCGCAAGCGAGTTTTAGCTGAATTTCCCCAACTTGAAGGCATCATATGAAACCCGTTCGCGAGATAGTATCCCGAGAGATCATTGATGACCTATGGGGCGCTGGCTATACGATCCTGCCGCGCGCTCGTCATCCAGATCCGTTCCATGTGCCAGCTGAGATGGTGCCGCAGAGCAGATCGTATCAGTGGTTCGATCTGAAGCATGACAAGTTTCATTATGAGCATAATGGATGGGCACCGGTTTCAGCGTCACGTCACGATGGTTATTTTATGCCAGCGGGTTTCATCGGAGATATCGAGGTTAACGGCCTCGGTCTGTTCGAAAAGCCAAAGTTCGAGGTTGATGCCGAACGAGCTGAGAATACCGCCAAAGCCAAAAAGATGGTTGAGGACTGGGCGAAGAATACTGGCGCGTTGTTTGAGGGCGAATTCAAGATCGGCAATGAGCGTACCGCGATCGGTGCCACCAAGACGATTGAGGATACAACCAAGATTCCGCGCGAGTTGACGCCATACATTGCGCAGATATTTGAGGAACGCGACGCACTCTATAACGATCTGGTTGGACGCTGGAATAGTGGTGGCGAACTCACAAATTGGCAGAATGCCATAAAGGTGGCTTATGAGCTTCAATTGTCATTTACGCCAGATGCTCCTCTAGGCCCTACGTTGAATCGCTTCATTCTGCCAACTGCCATCGAAAACATCCGCAAACGCATTGCCGAGGAGGCTACCAGTGGCCAAGCATCTTAATATAGACGACGGAGACGATATTGCGCCGCAGCCTCTTTCGGCCCAGCCAAATCCGGCTCCGTATGGGTATCTCAAAGACGGTAAAACCCCTCGTGGAAGGCCAGGTCGCCCAGCGAAAGAACCGCCCGTTACTGTGCCACCGCATGCCGCTCAGGCTGGACCTCCGCTGCGCCGGAACAACCCTCGCCCCGTGCCACGGGAGCAGCCCCGCGAGATGGCGCGTGAGCCGAGCCGAGGCAATGCCCGCGTGATGGGCCGCGATGGCGAGGAGCTTGTGCGTATGAGGCCGGAATCTGGCGGGGATCTTTACGAGAAGGTCAAAGCGCCTCCGGGATGGACTTTTCAGTGGAACAGTGTTGCTGCACTCGGCAAGGAAATGGACGAGATACAGTTGCAGATGTGGGCCAATGGCTGGCGTCCTGTACCTTCGTCACGGTTCCCCGGCATGTACACTGCGCCGGGGTATGAAGGTCAGATTGTCGTCAAAGGATTGCGCCTTGAGGAACGTCCTGAGACATTGACGCAGGAAGCCCAGTATGAGGATCACATGCGAGCTCAGAAGCAGACGCGTGATCAGACGGACGCTCTGCGGCTTACACAGGCCAAACTTCCCGGCGCTGAGGTTGGTGCTCGTGGTAACCGTGTAGCTGTAAAAGTTGACCGCAGCTTCACTGCTGACATTCCCCGGCCCCAGCACATGATTGAGGAGTAGTACAATGTCAAACCACGATACGATCGGTAACATAAAGTCTGAATTCTCTTCTATGGATGAGAAAGTTCATAAGATTCTACGCGAGGTATTGTGGGTTATCTATCCACGTCCTGAAACAACCGGTGAAGGCTCAGAGGACTTTAAGAATTGCTCGGCTAATGATAAGTTGTCGGACGAATGTGCAGCAATGTTGGTAGATTCCCTTAAGATTAAAGGGATTGACTTTATTGAGCGGCTAGAACCGTACAAAAGCAAAAATGCTGATGTTCCGCTTGATCAGTTCTTAGCCGAAACTGAACAAAAGATTTTAGAGGCTCGTGCCAAAATGGGGATTGGCAATAATGACGCCTAACATCCTCGTGTGCATTCCGGCCTATGGCAACGTTGTCTCCGTTCCGACGCTCAACACCACCCATGCGTTAATCCAGATGTTTTCATCTCGAAACATCCGAGGCGGCATCGCGGCATTCAGCTATCCTGATGTGAGCGAGGCACGCAATATCATGCTGACAGGCTGGTATGACGGGTGTCCCGACGCTACGCACATGCTGTTCATTGATTCCGACATGAGCTTTGGGCCTCAGGTCGTGCTTGACATGATCTTGCTCAATGAGCCGATGGTTGGCGCGATATACCCCAAGAAGACGCTGCCGATTCAGTGGGCGGCATCTGGACTTGCGGAAAAGGACGTGAAGCGCAACGGCAACTTCATGACGGTTGCCGGGCTCGGTATGGGGTGTTTCCTGATCCGCCGTGATGCGGTTGATATCATGCTTAAGCAGATGCCCGAGTTGATCGATACTAGGATGACGTATCACGCGGCAAAGGACATGCTCGGCGGTCGAATTTTGCGGCTATTCGATACGTTCGACAACCCGGACGACAATCAAGCTGGCAAGTTGTCCGAGGATCTGGCCTTTTGCCAACGCTGGCGGACTTGCGGCGGCGATATCTGGGCCTCGCTGGAGCATGATATCGAGCATGTCGGGCAGTATTCGTATAAGGGCAATTACATTCAGTTCATCTCTGAGAGAGAGCAGAACGCATCGCCTCTGACGCTGGTTGATGCCGTTAAGCAGATGGCAGCAGAATAGGAGAATGAATATGAATGCGATGGCGCCTTGTCCCAAGGATTCGGCTCTAATGATCACTTGGGAGACCTACAAGAGGTCCGAGGAATACAAGAACAGTTTTAGCTGGGCTACGCGATACATCCCAGATGATGACGAGCGCGAGATGGAGCGCATTCGGGCCAGTGGAGCTAATCCGTGGACTAAGGAAATGAAGATAAGCGCCGTGGAGGGATCACTTTGGGCGGCATTCGTACATGGATGGTTGGAGGCTGGGGGGACCGATCCTCATAAGCCGAGGCCAACTGTGGCTGAACTAAAAAAACTATTGGACAGCGAGGATGATACGCCGATTGAGATCATGCCCAACGGCAGCATTCGGCGGCTTTAGGAATGAGCCTCAGCATCCTCCTGACAGCCCGCAGCCGCCCCGAACTCCTGAAATGGACGGTTGAGACAACTGTGCCGAATATCCAAGAGCCGGATACGAGGCTTGTGATTGCGTTGGATCATGATGACACTCGTGAGACCATTTCAACGGCATGGGATCTTGGAAAATATTCAGGTGTTGATGTTTCGGTATTGGGGCGAGAAGATTCGCTCGGCGCCAAGGTCAACCGAATTCTCACGATCGCGCCAGCCGATGTCTACTTGCACATGGTGGACTACAGGCCACACCTGACACCTGGTTTTGATACCAAGATTTTGGAGGCTGCCAGCCTATTCCCCGATGGGATCGGCGTGGTCTACAACCACATGGCCAACCTGTCGTTTCCCGAGATTAACGCGGTAACGGCTGGGCTCGTCAAGCACATGGGGTATTTCTACCCGCCGTATTTTCCGTATTGGTTTGTGGATCATTGGCTTGACGACATCGCTCGGCTGATCGGGCGTATTGCCGTTGCCGATGTTAAAACTGATGGCAGCCGCCGGCCTGGCACGATGGACCGCCGAGACGTGGCATGGTGGGCTACATTTTACGATGCCGCGGTTATCCATCGCCGGAAGATGGCCCATGCGATCATCAATTCCGATGAATTTCAGGAACCGGAATGGCGTAAAAAGTTGCTCCTCAGCCATCATCCGTTGATCGAAGAGCGGTCAAAGATGATCAATGACAGCGCCCGGACGACGCGCTGGCAGATGCATCCAGAGCCTGTGGACGATCGCTATCGGAGAGCCAAAGCCGCCGCACAGGCTGCGCTACGCGAATGGATACCCGAACTTGAAAAGGAACTGGCTGCATGAGTAAGCAAGATGAAGTAATCGAGGCATGCAAGAAGATCGCTGTTTTGCCAGATGGCTATACGATGAAGATCAACACCAAAACGCGCAACATATTGGTTTGTGGACCAAATCTAGGTTTTTGCATCAGCGAAAGGGCAATGGATGAGGGGCATTATCTGGAATCCTTCAAGCCGTGCTTGGAATTTCTGATTGAGAAAGAAGCCGAATATTTGAAAGATCCAGACAATCCGTGTTGGCACATTAAAGTTAGCCATAAACTGGCAACCATTGAGCCGTCTCGGTGACGGTTGAAAACTACACTGGAGCCTCGCTCGCCATCAATCAATATGCGTTGAAATATGAAGATTTGCCTTTTAGGGATGGTCTAAAAGTTTATGAACATGGAAAGCTTTATCGATCTCGCTTAGATTCTCAGATGGTATATCTTTACAATCTTGAGGGAGACAAATTCGATATTTTCCATTGGCGATATGAGTGAAGGCTAAACTCCCGATCGGAACCAATCGCCTATAAGCATGTTCTATAATTCTCACCTTAAACCGGAGCCGCCCAAATGACCCTTGACCAGCTAATCGCGGAAGTCGCCAAAGCCCCAACTCAGATTGAGGCGTTTACTGTTCTGATGAAATGCCTTGAAATCGAAATGAAGGACGCTTCGGCCGGTGACAGCGCACCGCCCTCGGTGCAGACGAAATACGATGCGGTATTTTCTTCGGCCACCGGAAAAGCCCATGAGATCCTTGCGGCGATCGAAACCGGCAAGCCAACTCTTGAGCCGGTACCGGTCAAGGAAGTCCCGGCATCTGACCCAAGAGGCCCGGTTACTCCCATCCCCCCGTCCGCTGTATTCGTGGACAAGCCCGCAACGGAGGTGCCGTCCACCACGGCAATCCCTGAGGACAAGGCACCCAACAACCCCAGCCCAAAGCTGTTCGATCCAAGTCCAAAACCCGAGCCGGTTGTTTGAATTTCCCCAGCCCCCGCCAAATTGCGGGGGTTTTTCTTATTGACAGTAATTATATTTCCGGTGTATTGCGGAACTAGCACCAAATCGGCCTCAGCATTTCGCCGATAATTCATCTGAAGTTGAGACGCGCAGGGCGCATTTCCTTCCGATCCGCTCCAGCAGAAGCGGCTTTTCCCCAAGGCACAATACCTGCAGGCATTGCAGTACAGCCTCCATTAACTAGGAGCGGTACCGGCTATGGCGAATATTCAAGCCGCCTTCGGATTCAAACATCTTGGATATCTCCCTGGGTACGCGCCCGACTACCAGCAGTTGACCCGGCAGATTCAATCCAGCAATGCCACCAAGATTTTCAACGGCGATCCAGTTGTTAAAAGCACTAACTGGATTATTCAGGCATCGAATAATACATCTCCTTTGGAGGGTATCTTCGTCGGTTGCAACTACGTTCCGACAGGTGGTCAGCTCACCCTTCAGCCGAGCCCGTTTTGGGTAGGAAGCGCAGCCTCAGACGCTACTGGCTATCTCATCAGTTCCCCTGGCGCCACTTTCCTTGCTGCAACACTCAACACCGCAGCGGTTACGGCTGACATAGGAAAGACGGTAGGTTTCTCAATCGGTACCGGGTCTACCTCTGGAGGAGGTTTCTCTGGCGCTACAATCGATATGAGCACAGCCACGACGACTTCTATCATTACATTGCCATTCCAAATCGTGTCTCTCTATCCAGGGGTTGGCAACGGCGCGGATGCTACGACGCCATACGATTGGGTTGTGGTCACGTTTAATAACCAAAGATACCGCTCTGGCGTGACTGGCGCTTAATGACAACGATCATTGATCCAACTGGCACTCCAACGATCGTATACAATCGATCGGGTACAACAATTGTTAGTTTGTTGGGAGGTCTTACCCCCAACAAAACTGGTGGTTTCTCGCCAATTGGTAATGAAGGCGTAGACATCCCGCGCCTGTCCGAAACTACGGTTCTTCTCGCCACAACTAACACGGTCTTCGATGGTCCCAATGTCAGTGGACGAAACGAAGTTTTTCGTCTGCCGTCTGGTGCCGATGTCGGAGATATCGTTGAGATTTATTTGGTGAGTAACGATTCTGGTTCTGGGCCGATGATCTTTCCGCAGATTGGCGAACAGATACTTCCTAAGCCGGTCAGCGATGGGACCAATCCAGCAGCGGTCAGTAACGCAAGCTCCGAATGTCGTTTTCGTAAGATATCGTCAACCACTTGGGTCGTTATCTCATAAGGAAAGATTGAAGAATGCCCATTGCCTTGGCCAACATTCGATCTGAGCTTCTGCCGGGCCTCTTTGACGTAAGAGGCTCCTATGACATGATTCCGAGACAATGGGACAAAGTATTCAAAACCCATAAGTCCGCGATGGCGGTTGAGCGCTCAACGCAGATGGCGTTCGTTGCGCTGCCGTTCCTGAAAGACGAAGGTGCCGCAACTCAATTCGACAACAATGCCGGTGAGCGCTTTACATGGGCATTCGTGCATATCGAGGTCGCTCTCGGCTACGCGATCACGAGAAAAGCCATCGACGACAATCTGTACAAGGCGCAGTTCAATCCGACCAATCTCAAGCTTCAGGAAGCGTTTGCGCAGTTCAAGGAAATCCAGGCCGCGAACGTCCTGAACCTCGGCAACGTCTACAACACGTCGATCATCGGTGACGGCGTTGCTCTGTTCTCCACGGCGCATCCGTTCGACAACGGCACATGGGCCAATACTTCGTCCACGCCGAAGTCGCTGAACGAAGCCGCCCTCCTTGCCGACATGACCAACGTGCGAACCCAGTTCGTCAATGAACGCGGCCTGCGCATCATGGCCCGAGCTCGCCGACTGATCGTACCGCCGAATCTTGAGCAAGTCGCAATTCGTCTGATGAAGACCGAGCTGCGCCCCGGCACCGCAGACAACGATGTCAACGCTATCCTTACGCTATCTGGCGGCCTCCCCGAGGGTCACCTCGTGATGGACTTCTTCACCAGTAACTTCGCTTGGTTCCTCACGACCAACATCGAGGGACTGATCCATATGCTTCGCATTCCGTATGAGTCGGACATGTGGATCGATAATATCACGGATAATTTACTTGTGAAAGCGTATGAAAGGTATAGCTTCGGCTATAACGATCCGCGTTGCGCCTGGGCAGAGTTCGCTACTTCCTGATATTCTTTTGATTTGACTTTCCCCGTTTTCCAAAGTATAAGTATATCATTGGAAAACGGGAGAACGAGAGATGAGCCGAGTGAACAAACTGACCCATGAACGCCTTGTTGAATTGCTGGACTTTGATCCAGCAACTGGCGTTTTCACGTGGCTAAAAACTACATCAAATCGAGTGAAGGTTGGGAGCCGTGCTGGCGTATTTCACAAGCCATCAGGCGGTCGGTATATCGCCATTGACGGCGAAAAATATATGGCGCACTTGCTGGCATGGTTTTACGTCCATAGCGTTTTTTCTTCGATGGATGTTCGACCGATTGACGGCAACTTCGATAATTGTGCCATCGTAAACCTGAAAGAGGTTCATCGCTCTGAGTTGCAACATGCGCGCGGCATGAACCGTAACAATACCAGCGGGTTTCAGGGAGTTAGCGCGGCTCCGCATGACAAGTGGCAAGCCAAGATCACTTGGAAGACGAAGCAGGTTTCTCTTGGAATGAACTTCGCTAGGGCCGAAGATGCCGCAGATGTGGTCAAGGATGCATATTCTCGTCTGGGCACTGCTGGAAACGCTTCGGAAGAGGAATTAGTTTTCGAGGCGCTCAGACTTGAAAAACGCCAGCGCGCAGCTTGGGCTCATCTTCTTCGCAACGATGATCCATTCGTTTGGAAAACTTTTGAAGATTTTTGTCGCGATGTGACCGATGTTCTTGATCATCGCTACTCCATGGCTCCTATTGACGCCGCTAAGCCTATGTCCAAAGACAATTACAAATGGGCGTCTGAAGGACATGCCAAAACTGGAACGCCTGAAGGGTTTCTTCAATATCGGAGAGAAAATCAAAAGGCCAATTCGGATCACATGCGAAGCCGACGTTTCAAGAAGGAGTACGGCATCGATTTTGCGGAATACCAGAGAATGCTTCTTGAACAAAAAGGCGTTTGCGCGATATGCGATAGGCCTGAGACCAAGATTGAAAACGGTTCTATTCGCATGCTCTCTGTGGACCATAATCATACGACTGGTGCAGTGCGTGGTCTGCTGTGCGGTAACTGCAATATGGCCATCGGCTATGCATGCGATGATGTGACAGTGCTTCAGAAGGCCATTGGATATTTGCGCAAGCATGCTGGCGTTGATACGGTGCTTCAGTTCGAACCAACTCGCCCCGATCGTGACTGGCTTCATGTCGCTACTCTTGGATTTGGAACCTAGCATATGACCGATACCAATTTCCGAGGCCCGGCCAACTCCATTGGCGCGATGCTTGACGGCACGGTGGCACCGACTGATGGGCCGAACTATGCGTATCAGGGGACGGTGTTTCCTGATCTTCGTGGCGGATTTTTCCAGAAGGATGGGACTGGCGCGGCGCGCATTCCTGGGTTCATTGATAACCCTACGATTGTGACTGTGGATAATATTCCGTCCGCTTCGACCACAGCCAACGTTGCCGCGCTTCAGACGGGTATTGTATCCGGTACGGTAATGACGTTGGTCACGGTCGCGCCTGGCAATACGACGGCTGGCGTGCCTTCATTGGCGACTGGCGTTCCCTTCATTCCGTTCGGTGGCACTGCCGTTCAGAACGTAACGGCGTTGGATTTCGGGTTCACGACGGGCACGACCACGGCCGCGAGCTCGGCTGTGGTTGTGGTGGATAACTCGCTGTTCACGGTTGGCCAATGGCTCTGCATCGGTGGTGCGGGTAACGCTGGCAAGACGCTGAGCCTGCTTACACAGGTTACTGTGGTCAGTGCGACAAATACGACTTCGATCAACGTATTTCCGGTTCCGACTGGCTCGCTCTCGAATGCCCCGATCGGGAACGGGAATCAGTTCAACCAGTTCCTGCCGCCGGCAACGCAGTTTGGTCCGAGCGCGCCTGTGGCTACGGCTCAGTCCATTGCTTGGGCTTCTGGTTTATTCAAGCTGTTCAATCCGATTGCAGCGCTTGCGCGGAATTTGTCGATTACGACTGTCGCTGCGGCGGTGACTGGCACAATCACGGCTCGTGGATTTGATGTTCACTCTCAGGCGATGAGCGAAACATTCAATATCAATACGACGACAGCTGGGACTTTCTACGGAAAGAAGGCGTTCAAATATGTCGCCTCCGTAACTCCGAACTATACTGACTCGACCGGGACCTATTCGGTTGGTGTTGGCGATACGTTCGGATTCCCGATGAGGCAGGATAGGTATGAATTTTTGAACTATGCATGGAACGGCATCAACAATATCAATTCTACCGGATTCTTGGCTGCTGTTACGACCAATCCGGCCACGGCAACGACAGGTGATGTTCGCGGCACGATCCAACTTTCTTTGGCTGGTGCTGGCAGTACGGCTATTCCAAGTTCGCAGACCAGCAATGGCATTGCACGCCTCATGATTATCCAGACAATTCCTCTATTCAACTGCATCGCAGGAACGCCGAACAACACCGCGCCATTTTTTGGGGTTACTCAGTTCACGAACTAATCCTCGGTTAGCCGAGCCGAGCCCACGGATCCGGGCAGAGAAGGAAGAACGATATGAGCAGAGCTCGCCATAAAGAGCACCACAGGGCCTCCGGTGGTGGCATCGGCGGCCGCAAGGGCGAATGGGTCTCAGGTGACCCGGATGTCAAAAAGGAAGCCGAAGGCAAGGAGCCCTATGACGAGGGTGACGAGCGCAAACGCGGCGGCAAGGTCAAGAAGAAAAAACATGAGATCCATGCAGAGGGCGAGAAGGCCCGTCATCGGATGGACCGACCGAAGCGGGCTCATGGTGGCCGTGTAGGCTCTGACAGCAATCCGTTCAGCTCAGCGAAGAATCCATCGAAGGCCGAAGAACCTGACGTGGAAGACCGTCGTGGTTACAAAACTAGTCGCATCAAGGATGAGCGCGACAACAGCAAGGGTAACCAGAATTGAGCCATGGCTAAGCTCACCAGCAAAGAGCGAAACGCATTACCGGATAGTGAATTTTCGGGACCGCATCGCTCTTTTCCTATCGATACGCCAAACAGAGCTAGGAATGCGTTGGGTAGAGCAAGCCAGTTTCACCCGGAATTGAAGGCCCAGATCAGGGCCAAAGTACACCGCAAGTTCCCGGATATTAAGCTGGAAGACTAGCGGTCTGAACGAGGATCGCTATGGGACTTCCGATCGTATTCACCCGCACGTTGGCCGCAGCGTCCGCAAATAATATTTCCGTATCTCAAAGCCCTGGTACGGCGGCCATAACGATCACCGGATCGGCGGCAACGGGTGGTGTTGCCACGTTGGACACTCAGCGCCGGGTGATCATCACTTCTGGCGGCAACGATAGCGGCATCAACTTCACGATAACCGGGACCAATCAGGCAGGATTTCCGATCTCGGATACCTTTGCTGGGGCGAACGTCGGGGCTGCGCAGTCCAATCTTGATTTTCTGACGGTCACGAAGATTGTTCAATCCGGGTCTGTCGCTTCGACAATTACGGTTGGAACGAACGGCGTAGGCTCTTCGCTCTGGCAGATCATCAACTGGAATGCTGATCCATCAAGCATTGGGTTTGTGGTTGAGCTTCGATCCGGGGCGGCAAACTTTACGCTTCAATACACGTTTGATGACCCGAACATTCTGCCGATGACTGGGGGGCTTAATGCTGCTGGATTGGCGTTTCCCTTAGCGCTCAATCTGGCGACGGTGACAAACTCAACGGCCACGGTTGATTCCGCGTTTTCGACGCCGATCTTGGCATTTCGTCTTCTGACCAATTCTGGGACTGGAACGTTGGTCTTCCGAGGCCTGCAAGCTGGGTTGGGTTCGCCATGAGAAAACTGTCTGTTCTGCTTGGGTTTTGCTTGGTGCTGCTACTGCCTGCTGTGGCTTTTGCACAAGGCGCAACACCGTCTGTTCAGATTATAACTGGGAAAGGAACAACTGGGCCTCTCAATCCATTTCCAACGTCATCAATTGGTCCGAGTGGCTATGTGCAAGGCGTGACGATCGCCAATGGCGGTGCGCGTGTTGCCCAAGATCCAACTCAATTGCTTTGGGACGACTTCCGAGGTGGTGGTGGGTCTGTTCCGACTGGCACGCTGGATACGGTTTTCAACTGGCAAACTCCGACCACAGGCGGAACGGGTACTCCAACGGCGGCTAACAACCAGTTTGGCGCCACGTCACTCGGTTCCGGTACCGGAACTGGCTTCTCTATTTTGAAAAGCCAAGAGGCGTTCAAAGGCGTCAATCCTGGTTGGCTGTACTGGCAGGAAAACAACAATTTTGAATTTCCGATCATCCTGAATGCTGTACGGTTTTTTGGCTTTGCCACTTTTCCAACGACACCAACTACGGCAGCGCCTTATACGGATGCCGAAGGATTTGAGCTCGGAACCGATGGCCATCTTCGCGCCGTGACCGCGACCAGTGCGGATGGCGTATCTGCTGGTACGCGGACGGTCATCAATGATTTGTCGGTGGCTTGTCCTTCGACAATGTGGAACAGCCGCAATTGGAGGTGCCGGAACATTTACCCTTGCGGCTCTTGGTTCATATACGCCCCGCATTCCTGGTCGCCAAGCGGTCACTGTGATTTGCACTGCCGGCCAACCGATCTATGGGGATGAGAATTGAAAAAGATCGCATCGATTCTATTGCTGCTATGGACTTCGGTAGCCATGGCTGCGGATGTAACAAACCCGCAAAGCGTTGCAGGCACTCAGCGTGTTATCGGAACGCTTCGCGGCGCGAATTTCAATGCGGCCACCGATCAAGCCATCCCAATAGCGGTGGCCGTCTATCAGATTACGGGGATTGTCGTCACAAATTGTTCGGCATCATTAACTCTCGCTGTTGGCGGTTTCTATCCCACAACGGCTAAAGGAGGAACGCCGATCGTTGCCGCTACGCAGATTTATAGCGCTCTGACTTCAGCAAGTGTTTTGCTCAATGCCACGGTTGCCGCTACTCCGTTGGTTACCCGCTTTGCGGTAACGCCGGTTTATTTGTCTCTCACTACGGCACAAGGCAGCGCTGCTACTTGTGACGTTTACGTTATCGGCGTGGATCTGACCTAAATGGCATCCAGCGGAACATACGTCTGGACAATGTCCAACGGCGAGACCGTCTTGGAGGCCTATGAGCGCATTCAGGTGCGCGCCCCATCTATTCGTCAGGAGCACATGGTTAGCGCTCGGCGAGCTCTGAATCTGCTCTTGGTTGAGGCCAGTAATCGCCAGGTTAACCTCTGGAAGGTGCAACAGAACTCGTTTCCGTTAGTGCAGGGGACGGCGCTCTATAATCTGCCTGCTAATACGGTTCTCGTCCTGGATGCATGGGTTTCGTCAAACACCGGAACACAAAATCAGACGGATATCTACATTACGCCGATTAGCCGCACTGAATATGCGACTTTCTCAAACAAGCAAACGCCTGGACGACCCACTTCATGGTGGATGGATCGCCTGATATCGCCCACCTTGACCGTTTGGCCAGTGCCTGATGCTAGCGGGCCATATGTCTTCAATTACTTCTCGTGCGTGCAAATGCAGGACGCCAATTTGCCGGGTGGTGAAACTCCTGATCTGCCATATAGATGGTTGGACTGGTTCGCGGCTGGTCTCGCGCATCGCCTTTCGAGATACTATGCGCCAACACTTGAGGCTGTTAGAAAGGAAGATGCCAAGGAAGCTTGGACAATCGCCGCTACACAAGATGTCGAGCCGATGGCCCTCTCGTTAGCGCCTCGGATTTCCACGTATTATCGGAGATAGCCATGAGGAGACGCCCCAAGCACGCCAGAGTTGACCCTACTTCGCCGAAGGGATGGGGAACTTGTGAAAAGTCCGGCTTCATCGGACAAGCTCAAGACCTGATTCCCCAGATGGAGTGGAGAGGTCTCAAGCTGATGCCAACAGGCATTCGAGCGCTTGCTCCATATATCGACAAGCCGCAACGCCAGCTCGGCACGATCATTCTTTCGCCGGATCCGGTTGGTTTGGAAAATGCCCGGCCTGAGCAATATCCGATTGATGAGGTCTGGCCTCGATTACTGCAGGGTGGTCAGCCACGGTATCTGCAGCGATCGGAAAATTCGAGGTCACTGCAAACGAACCTGTATTTCTCAACTTCGGGGCATTTCTAGGTGGCTGCTGGCAATCCACAGCTAGGCGTTTTCCAAGGCGGTCAGATGACCGATCTTCCGGCTTATCCCGGAACCTTGGACGTGACTGCTTTGCTGGAGATTGTCTCGCCGGGTAATGTTGTCAGTGGGATAAACTACAAGATCACGATTGCTCAGTTAGCATTGATCGTTGGGAGCGGTAGCAGCGCTGCTCTGACGATCATCACATCCGGCGCGACCTATAATTCCGTACAGACGGATACCCGGATTCTGGTCAACAAGGCGATCGGCTCCCCGACGACGATAGCTTTGCTGGCTGGTTCTAGCTATTTCCAGCCTGTTCTGGTTAAGGATCTCAAGGGCGATGCCGGAACGAACAATATCACGGTGACGTTTCCGGGCACATTTGATGGTATCGCGTCCCCTCTCACGATCAACACAAATTTCGGGTGGATATGGCTCAATCCTCTGCCAACTGGGAATTTCTATGATGCGGGTTAAAGCGCTTGTTCTTGGATTATTGCTAGCCCTCGGTGCTTCAGGCGCTTGGGCGCAGACGGGCTGCCAAGGCCAGCCGGCGGCGGGTGGGACGTGCGGCAATCCTGCAGCAACCGCCGGATTGCCCTCATGGGCGACCATGACGGCTCTGTTGGATCGCAATTTCGGCGGTCCATCAACGCAAGGTACTGTGCTCAACCGCGGCGCCTCGGTATGGTCCGCTACGGCAACTCCGACACTTGGGCTGAATGGCGGTACGGGCGGCTCTCTTACCCTGAATGGTGCCACGTCCGGTTCGGCATTAATCAGTGTCCAAGCTGCGGCTGGTACTGGAACGCTATTCCAGCTGCCGAATACAAATGGTGTCAATGGTCAGCAGTTGATCACGGATGGATCCGGGCACTTGTCTTGGACATCGGCAGGCGCCGGCACGGTTACCAGCGTTGGCCTCGCGTTGCCGGTGGCGATCTTCACGATCTCTGGCAGTCCGGTGACGAATACCGGAACCTTGACCGGAACTCTGGCCACTCAATCGGCCAACACGGTTTGGGCTGGACCGACGACTGGCGCTGCTTCTGCTCCTACCTTCCGGGCCTTGGTTGGCGCTGACCTTCCTAACCCCTCTGCAAGTACCCTAGGAGGCGTCCAATCGTTTGCTGCGGTCGGAAGCCAATGGATCCGGCAAATCTCAACCAGCGGCGTTCCTACGGCCTCCCAGCCTGCCTTTACAGACATCTCAGGGTCTGTTGCTGCGGCGCAGTTGCCAAATCCGTCAGCTTCAACATTGGGAGGTGTTGAGAGCCTTGCGGCGGTAGCCTCGAAATGGATCAATACCATATCAACGTCTGGTGTTCCGAGCGCGACCCAACCGTTATTTTCTGACATCTCGGGGAATGCGACACTGGCTCAACTACCGTCGATCGGAAACGGAACCCTCGTTTCCAATATTTCCGGCGGAACCACGACGCCCTTGGCGAATAGCCTCACGTCTATTATTGACACAATTATCGGTGCCACTCAGGGGCAGGTTTTATACCGGAGTGGCACGGTATGGACGGCACTTAATCCCGGCACCGCTGGACAGGTGTTAACAACTGGTGGCGCGGCGGCTAATCCGTCGTGGACCTCGGTGGGCGGGACCGGAACGGTGACCAATGTCGCGACCAACAACGGCGTGACAGGAGGCCCGATAACCACGACCGGAACGATAGGACTTGCATCAATTTCTACTGGTAACGTTCTGGCGAATGTCTCCGGTATTTCTGCGGCTCCGAGTGCCACCACGCCTACCTCGGTGCTGGATGTTATCGGGGCCACTCAAGGAGACATTCTTTACCGCGGCGCATCAGTTTGGACTGCTCTTACGCCTGGGACTGCCGGGCAATATCTCCAAACTGGAGGCGCTGGTTCCACCCCAGCATGGGCCACATCTATAAGCGCGTTAACAGCACTTCCTACAAGTGGCACTTCAGCCAGGACAATGGCTGCGCACCTGCAAGATTACCTTAATGTAAGGGACTTTGGCGCGGTTGGTGATGGTTCGACTTCGGACCAAACTGCATTCCAAGCCGCTATTGACGCGTCTTGTCCCGGTCATCTGTCGGTTACGCCACCGGCAGCGGCAGTCAATCAGATTTTTCCGATCATCGTCCCAGCGAGTTCTGGTGCGTATATCGTAACGCAGTTGAATGCGACTAACTGCGCTGGATTTACCATGTGGGGTCTGGGTTCCGGCAACCGACCTGTGATAAAATATACGGTCGCTTCTCCTGCCAATAGCATCATGGATCTGACCGGATCAGCGGCAGGAATCAGCCTAAAAAATCTGCTATTCCAAGGTCCGCAATCTGATGGCATAAGCGCTACGTATCCAGTCTATGGATTGATTGTTGCATCTACGACTGCGGGAGGAGCCAACTACAACGAAATTGACAATGTGGGGGTATCTGGAAGATTCCAGCAGGCTGGAATGTATATATATGGGGTATGTTGTTCTCTTGTAACAATGTCCAGCTTTAACAATTTCAACCAGAATAACACGAACTCATATGCGCTTGTTTTGACCACTTCCAACGTTCTGACGGCGGGGTCAAGCTTCACGACAATCAACACCAGTTCAGCCGCTGGTATGTCAGATTGGACATTCGATCGCACTGAGGCGCACGCGTTCCTAGGTGGGGGTGGCGCATCTCCGCAGTCAGTATTTTTTGACAGCGCAATAAACATTAACTGGACTGGAGGCCAGATTGGAGCGTGCCAAACATTTTTGATGCGCACCAATGGTACTAACGCCAATATCAATTTCAGGGGAACGACATTTTACTGTGACAATGGGACATCAGCCTCAGTTCTATTCGGTGCAGCTTCTGGTACATTGTCGCATCTGGTTCTGGAGAACGTGTTCATCAGGCTGACCACGGCAGGAACACTTTTCTCAGGACAATCATTCACATCTGGAATGATGATCGAGAGCAGTTACCAGATCAATGCCTCGACCACTCAGATTCATATGGCGGGCTTGGGCACGTCTCCAAGCGCTTCAGTCGGATCCGTGACGGGTACTGATTTGGACGGCACGGTAACTACGTCGGGAACCCAGACAGGAACCATCATAACCTTTGCGACGCCATTCAATGGGACTCCCTCATGCAATGCTAATGCACTGGCTGGAAATGTTCTTACTATTGTCAGAAGCACCACAAGCTTAGTCATAACCTGGCCATCGGCTAGTGGTGTCGTAGTCGATTGGCATTGTATGGACAAAGTTACATGAGCTTGACTTGGGCAACATTCACAACTCAGTTAGCCAATTTTCTGGTTGTGCCGGTCAATGACCCGAATTTCATTATAGCGTTGCCATCGATTATTGATGACGCAGAGCAAAATTCGTACCGAGATCTTGACTTGCTCAATACGGTATTCCGGGATTCATCGGTTGCTCTTACGGCTGGAAACAGGAATTTTGCTGAGAATTCCTCTGGTCCTAATGGGCCATTCCTTGTCACCCAGCAGTTGAACGTGATTACGCCAGCCGGAACGACTAATCCAGACCTTGGATCTCGCAACCCCCTCTTGCCAGCGAGCAAGGAAATGCTGGATGCTCTGTATCCAAGCAATACCGGTGCTGGAATTCCGGTCTACTTCGCGCCGATCAATCAGAACAACTTCATCGTGGCACCATGGCCTGACCAGAACTACACGGTTGAGGTTGTCGGGACACAGCGGCCAGCGCCGTTGTCTGCATCGAATACGACAACGCTGCTGTCAACATATTTCCCAGACGTGTTCTTTAACGCATCAATGGTTATCGGCTGCGGATTCCAAAAGAACTTTGGTGCGGCCTCAGACGATCCTCAATCTGCGGTGACTTGGAAATCCAAGTATGATGCATCGCTGAAATCGGCTACCATTGAGGAGATGCGCAAGAAATTCCAATCAGAGGCATGGTCTTCGAGTTCGCCAACTCCGCTCGCGACACCCCCGCGCACGTAACAGGAGGCTGTTATCGCTGATCCAGTCACAGTCAATCGAGCGCTTGCGCAACCGATCCGAGGTTCAGATGTCGGAACATGGGATACGCCAACTAATGCAAATTGGGGTTTGGTTGATACGATTGTCGGCGGCATTGCGTTCATTGCCACGACAGGAGGAGCCACAACACTAAGCCCCGCTCAATTGGCATGTGGCACCATTAGTATTAGCGGCAATCTTTCGTCTCTCGCGAACATCGTATTTCCTGCAGTGCAAGGTTGGTGGTCGATCGAGAATTTGACGACGGGCGCCTTTCCTGTCTTCATCCAATCTGGATCGGTAACACAGCAGATTTGTATGCCACCTGGAGAGATTACTGACATTCAGGTCAATGGTAACGTAGTTAAATTTCGTAATCTAGGACGTATCGGATCTTTCGTAGACTATATCGGAACTTCGGTTCCTAATTGGGTGTCCAACTGCACTATTCCACCATATTTGAATTGCGATGGTTCTGCATTTAGCAGTGGGACCTATCCATATCTGGCCGGACTCATTGGGACGAATCTTCCTGATCTACGTGGAAGATCTCGTGCATATCTCAATCAAGGAACGGGCAGGATTACTTCGTCAGGTTCAGGCATAGATGGCAATACTAATTTGTCAGGCGGGGGTCAGCAAAACATTCAATTGCAGCAGCAGCATCTTCCCAACCTTACATTTCCGGTAACTATCGTTGATCCTGGTCATTTCCATGTTCTTAACGGTGGCGCGGGATTTACAGTAGGCACATCCAGCGTCGGCAACGGCCCTTCTGCGCCAGGCGCTGCTGGCCCAGCTGCTTCGATATCTCCACAAACTGATACCAAACCAACCGGAATTACCGCTAGTGTGGTCCTCAATGGAGGTGCGGTCAGTACATTTACAAACATGGGGCCGACTGTGATAACCGGAATCACCATGATCAGAGCTGGGTAACGAAGTGGCAGCAAAGACAAAACTAACGGCCCCAGACGTTACGCTGGAAAGATTGAGATCGGTCCTGGATTATGATCCAGAGACCGGGATTTTCCGGTGGGGGTCAGGTGTCAATAAATTCGTTAAATGGAAGATCGGCAGTTTGGCTGGAACCGATAGCAATGGGTATCTTTCTATCGTTATAGACTATCGAATGTATATGGCCCATCGTCTTGCCTGGTTTTATGTCCATGGTGTTTGACCGGATCAGATTGATCACCGTGACATGAATAGGAGAAACAATGCGATTGCCAATTTGAGACTGGCAACATTTTCTCAAAATAATGCTAATAGATGTGTACGAGGAGATTGTTCTTCGGGTTACAAAGGTGTGCGTTTTCATAAACCATCAAAGCGATGGCAGGCACGGTTAGCTCAGCGCCACTTGGGTCTATTTAGCTCACCTGAAGAAGCCCATTCGGCTTATATTGCTGCGGCTATAGAAAAGTATGGCCAATATGCGAATGCGGGGTAGGTATCTTGGCTTTTGGCTCAGTAACGCTCAGGCCTGGAATAAACGTTGAAAGAACGCCAACTCTGCTTGAGGCGGGTTATTCGCAATCTCAATTGATCAGATTTCGTGATTCTCTCGCTCAGAAGCTAGGCGGCTGGACTCAGTTCTTTGCATCGGCGCTGTCGGGAGTGCCGCGCGATCTCCACGCATGGGCTGATCTGAACGCCACGAATCATTTGCTGGTAGGAACCACGACTAGTTTGGATGTCATAACCGGAAGCAATCTTCAGGACATCACACCCCAGACATTAAAATCCGATTTTTCTCCGAATTTCACGACGGTAAACAATACTCCAACCGTTACGATCATTGATCCAAACATTTCAAACGTGACAATCAATGATTCGGTTTTGTTCAATACACCGATTTCAATCGGTGGGTTGGTTCTGTCTGGGATCTATTCGATTACGTCGGTAGTAGGTGTCCATTCATACACAATCACCGCCAAGAAGAATGCTACTTCCAGCGTCAATAACTCTGGTATGGTGCCACTGTTTACGACCGCAAATGGAAGTTCCATCGTCACGGTGGCACTTACCGCTCATGGGATAGCAGCGGCTGGCGTGACGGTCGTGTTTCCGATCGCAACGAGTGGAAACAATGTAACCATCTTGGGTGCCTATACCGTCAGCTCGGTAATCGATGTAAATCAATTCACGATCACGGCATCCACCAGGGCGAATGCTCCGGGCTCGTTTTCTATGAACGGTGGCAATGCCGAGTTGCTGTATTACATCGCGATAGGACCGCCTCCGATCGGAGTTGGCTACGGTCTCGGCGGCTATGGTTTAGGTGGATATGGAACAGGCGTTGTCCCACCCAATCAAACTGGCACGGAGATCACCGCGACCGACTATACCTCGGATAACTGGGGACAGATTGCTCTGGCGTGCCCTGAGAATGGTGGGATCTATTATTGGGATCCGTCTGGCGGGTTCACCAACGCATCGTTAGTAGCTACGGGACCGATATTCAATCGCGGGGCCTTCGTCTCAACATCCCAACAGATCCTGATTGCGTTTGGATCAACCATTGATGAGACAATCGGCGGCGGCATCGGCATTCAGCAAGATCCCATGCTGGTGGCATGGTGCGATGTAGGCAACTTCTTCCAATGGCAAGCTTTGACCACGACACAAGCCGGTAACTTCCGCATTCCGATCGGATCCATGTGTGTGGGTGGAATGGCCGTTTCCAATCAAAACCTGATCTGGACCGACCTTGATCTGTGGGCGATGAACTACATCGGATATCCAAATACGTATGGATTTAACAAAATTGGGGCCGGTGCTGGACTTGCCTCAAGTCATGCCGCCCAGCAGCTTCGCGGTGGCGTCTATTGGATGGGGAAATCAAACTTCTATTCATATACCGGTGGTGGGGTTCAGGTGATCCCATGTCCGGTCTGGGATTTTGTGTTTCAGAACCTCAATAATGCATTCATCCACAACGTTCGCGCGATGCCAAATACGCCGTTCAACGAGGTTGGATGGGCATTCCCGAGCAATGCCAGCGCAAACGGCGAGAACGATTCGTATGTCAAGATGAACATCACCGAGCCGGGGGCACCTTGGGATTACGGCTTGCTGCCGCGCTCAGCATGGATTGATCAGACGGTGTTGGGACCTCCGATCGGGGCTATCTCAACCGGAATTGTGTATCAACACGAGACGAGCCCAGATGCTGCGGGGCAGCCGTTGGTTTGGTCCTACACGACAGGTTATTTCCGCATTGCAGAGGGCGAGAGCTATGCGTTCGTTGATCGGATACAGCCAGATTTCAAATTTGGTACAAGCGGGGGCGCTCAAACGGCAACTATCCAGATGTCGTTCAATGTGACGAACTACTCGGGTGATCCGCCTACCGTTTACGGGCCATACACCGTTACCCAATCAACGGAATTCATCACCACGAGATTTCGCGGCGGCTTGATGAGCATAACCGTTAGCGGATCGGATCTTGGTAGTTTCTCTCGATTGGGCTATGTTCGCTATCGTTGGCGAGAGGATGGACGGCGATAATGGCTGACGAAGACCTCGGTGGAAGTGCAGCCTCGCAAGGGCTAAAGGATCTCAACACCACTCAACAATCAGGTGTGCGATACCTTGGCCTGATTATCCAAGCGCTGCAAAAGGCATTCATTCAGTTCGGCGGCAAGACGACTTCGGCTACTTCTGGCGCAGCGAGTGCACTTCCTGCTACCCCTGCGGGCTATGTTGGCATAACCCTTCCTGACGGCACAATTGGGAAGGTGCCATTTTACAACAATTGAGCATCCCATGCCCCTGATCAAATCAGCCTCTAAGGCCGCGATTGGTAAAAACATTGAGGAGATGCAGGCTTCAGGACATCCACATGATCAGGCTGTGGCCGCTGCGCTTGAGACTGCGCGCCGCGCCAAGCGGGCCAAGGGTGGAAAGGTGCATGTTGGGCCTGTTATCGGAGATACAGGTGGAAGGGCTGATAAGGTTGATGCTTCAGTGCCTGACGGAACCTACGTCATACCAAGTCAGGCTGTTAGCCATTTAGGTGAAAACAACACAATGGCTGGCATGAAAGTTCTACAGAAGATGTTTCCTCTCAGCGCACCCAAAAAAGCTAGAATGGCAAGCGGCGGCGTTCCGGTTGCAATAGCTGACGGTGAATTTTGCGTGGCCCCTTCCGATGTGAAAAGAATAGGAGGCGGTGATATAGACTATGGCCACAAGATTCTAGACGAATGGGTCATGCAACTCAAAGCGGATCACATCAAAACACTTCAGGGTCTAGAACCGCCAGCACGAGATTGATATAAAAGCAAAGCCCGTCAAGCGTCTCACCGCCAAACGGGCTTCTAACCAAACCGATCGGGAAAGGATCGAAAATGGCTGAAGAAGAACCTACGCACGAAATCATTTCTCGTAAAGATGCAAAGGCAAAAGGTCTTAAACATTATTTTACGGGGAAACCTTGTAAAAATGGCCATATTGGACTTAGAAGAGTATCCGAGACTGGATGTTCCACCTGTTCTTATCTAAACGTCAAGAAGTGGCGGAAAGAAAATAGAGAAAAATCCAGGGCGATCGATGCTTCTTGGAGAGCAAAAAACAAGGACAGAGTGAATGAGTAGGAGAGAGCACGTTATGCAAAAGATCCTGCTAAATATGTTGCAAAAACTAGGAGATCATATTGGAAGAAACCGGAAGAATATCGCGCTAAAGCAAATAAGTTCTATTATGAGAGCTACAAAAATCCAGAAGTGAGAAAAAAGGCCCAAGAGAGATCCCGTCAGTGGGCTTTAGAGAATCCTGAGCGGGCTAAAGTTAGCCGCCGAAACGCTAAAGTTAAGCGGAGAAATCTAGGAACTGAAGGCTTTCACACAGCGGATGACATTGCCGAAATTCTCAAGATGCAGCGCGGCAAGTGCGCTTACTGTCGGATCAAGATGGGCGACAAATATACAGTTGATCACATCATCCCTGTGGCTAAGGGCGGAACCAATGATCGCCGTAATATCCAGTTAACTTGTATGCCGTGCAACAGAGAAAAATGGGCTAGAGACCCATTGTTCCATGCTCAAATGCTCGGTAGGCTCATATAAACCCAAAGGACCAATCCATGGCAGAAACACCAATTACGTTCGTCAATACAGTTTCTGTTTCAGGTTTTTTGAACGGCGTGCTCAACCTAGGATTCAGTACCGCCCAGTTCCTGCCGACTGAAGACGGCAAGGTTAAGCTTGCGGAGATAATTACCGCTAATCTCCGCATGGACTTACTGTGTGCTCAATAGCTTCATGATTCACTGGCGAAGATCATTGCGCAGCAAACGAGCAAACCTGATGCCAAGGACGTGAATTAATGCTGACCACCGTACCTGCGCCGATCGTCCGTCTTGCCTCCAAATCCGAGGAGGCTGAAATCATGGAGATGTGCCGGGAGATCCATGCCGAGAATGGCTTGGTCTCAATGTCAGAGCCGAAGGTGAAGGCGATGCTGAATCGCGCATTCAACCGGGAGGGTGGAATCATTGGGTTAATTGGCCAGCCTGGTTCGCTTGAGGCCATCATCATGATTGTGATGACGAGCTTTTGGTCGAGTGAAGAGACGCATCTGGAGGAGCTTTTCTCTTACGTGCGAAGACCATTTCGGAGAAAGTTCAACGGGCCGGATATGCCTCACGCCGAGGCCTTGGTGAATTTCGCCAAGAAATGCTCCGATGATATCGGGGTGCCGCTGGTCATAGGCATCATCACAAATAACCGGATGGCTGGGAAGGTCCGACTTTACCGCAAGATACTGGGATATCCAGCAGGGGCATATTTTGTGGTCAACCCGAAATGGATCAACGGTAATGATCTGACCAATGAAGACTTCTGGAAAACACCCTTTCCAAAAGATATTCAAGATGATAAACGACAAAAGAGAGAGCGCCATCAGGCATATTTGGCCAAATCATCAGCACGGCACCGGGGATAGCATTTCCCTACCTGCTATAAGGACGGTTCCTTATGTGTGGGAAGGGAAGCAATACCACAACCAGTGCTAGCACAACCTCAGCCGCTCCTCAGGCAACCTCAGCCTATCAAGCCCTTCTTGATCGCGCTCAGGGCGTAGCAGCTACCCCTTACCAAGCCTACACAGGCGAACTAACCGCTCCGATCAATTCCCAGCAGCAGGCCGGTATATCGGGCATCAACGCGGCTTCTGGACAGGCTCAGCCAGCAATCAATCAGGCGCTTGGCTTGGCGGCGGGCGCTGCTAATCCGCTCACAGCCGCACAGATCCAGCAGTACCAGAACCCCTATACGCAGAACGTCATTGATGCGACGCAGGCGCAATTCAACAATCAGAATGCGCAACAGCAGCAGCAATTGACAGGGAACGCCATTTCCCAAGGCGCGCTGGGTGGCAATCGTGTTGGGGTGGCACAGGCCAACCTTGCGGGACAGGAATCGCTTGCTCAGGCTCCAGTTATCGCGGGGCTATACAGCAATTCATATCAGCAGGGATTGGCGGCGGCTGGGCAGCAATTCCAGCAGAATCCCCTGGCTGCGGCTGGATCGATCGCCAACTTCGGACTCGCGGGGCAAAATGCGGCTTTGACAGGCGCTGGAGCTCAGCTCGGGGCGGGCACTGTACAGCAGCAGACACAACAGCAGATCGATGCCGCGAATCAGGCGCAATACAATCAGCAGCAGGCCTATCCGTATCAGCAGACCCAATGGCTGGCTGGGCTTGATACCGGGGTGGGGCCTGGTTTGGGCTCCAGTTCAACCGGTCAGACGACCGCGCCTGCTCCGAACCAGTTTTCCCAATATGCTGGGCTTGGGTTAGCGGCGGCTTCGTTCCTAGCCCGCGGTGGTCGGGTCAGCCTTGGAGATGTCCAGCATTTTGACGGCGGTGGTGTAGCCAAGTCACCTTGGGGCAATGCGCCGTCATGGATACCCCAGATCACCCTTGGGAATGCCGCACCTCATACCGGCAGCGCTCCGGGGGCGCCGAGCAATACGGCTCCGACGTTCGATTACAGCAAGATCATTGCGGCCAATAATAAGGATTCCAACGGGCTGTTGAGCGGCCCGTCATATGGCGGCGGTAACGTCTTCACCGATGCATATGGTGGTTCCAGCTCTAGTCCATTGGAAGGATTGAGCGCTGCGGATTATGGCGAGGGATTCGCCCGTGGAGGTGTGGCTGGATACGCCGATGGCGGTGCCACTTTCAACGAACGTTTTTCTGGTAACCCTAATCCAAGTTCATGGGACTATTTCAAAGCAGGGGCCAAGGATTTCGCCTCGGATGTTGGAAAGGTATTCAGTGGAGATACGAGCGGAACCACGTTCGATAATAGACGAGCCCTAATCAAGGGACGTAACGGCTACGCCGATGGTGGCGCACCCGACGATCCATTTGGGGACCAAAACAGGGCAATTGCGTATGATATGCTGCGTAAGGGTCAAGGCATTCAAACTCCGGTTGCGGAAACGCCAAACCAAGGCGTTGCTGCGGCGCCGGTATGGAACCCGGATCAGCCGTATCGGATGCCGGACCAAGCCGCAGTGGACGACTGGCGCGCAGGCAACCCATTGCCGGGCTCTGGGGTGGCTCCTGCTGCGTCTAGCGATGATGACGAGCCTTTGCCGCCTGAGATCACGGGCAAGCCCAGCGGGGCTCCTGCTGGCGTTGGTGGGGCTGATAGTGCGGCCATGTCTTTTGCGCCGGGTGTTGGATCTGCGGCACCGACAACCAATCCGATGGGGGCGACTTGGCAGCCAACTAGCCAACAGGCCCCTGATAACGGCGGCGGTCTGGGATTGTTCAATATGTCGCACAATGCTCGTTCTGGATTGCTGGCCGCAGGGCTTGGCATGCTGGCGTCTCGATCGCCGAATCTAGGAAATGCGATCGGCGAAGGTGGTCTAGCGGGGATGTCCGCCTATGGCGCTGGCGAGGAACGCGACCGGAAGGTGGCTGAGGAAGCCGCAAAGCTATCCCGCGAGGCTCAGCAGCATGCGGAGGAAATGAAATATAAATATGATACTCTTGGAGAAAATATCCGAAGCCACAAGGCCAATGAAGAAAAGGAATACAAACCATCTTGGAGCGTCATCAGTGAGGCTGTTGATCCAGATACTGGTTTGGCAAAAAAGACCTATGGATGGGTGGATCCGAACAAAAAGGTAATCACGGATTCGTCTGGGAAGCCGATCGCGGCCAGCACATCACCGACACCACCTTCTACTGCGCCGAAAGATGCCAATCCTGATGCGACAGGCGATGAATTTCTAAAGAGCGTGCCACCGGCCAGGGCCGCAAGGGCAAAGATGATCGGCGATTATGAGGAAAGCCCAGCCGATCTGCCTACACGTGGTGGCGTGAGAGCGGCTGCGGTTGCTGATGCCAAACGGTACAACAAGGACTTCAACGAACAGAACTATGCGGCATCACAGCGCGCGTACACTAATTTCGTGGCGGGACCTGAGGCTAGAACGGTTCGCTCATTGAATGTGGCCACAGATCACCTCGATACGCTAAGGCAGGCCGCAGCCGCCCTGAAGAATGGTCAAATTCCTGTACTGAATTCCATAGTGAATAAATATCGGGAAGCCACTGGTTCGCCGCTGACCACAGATTTCGATTCCATCAAGCAGGCGGTGAGCTCTGAAATAGCCAAGACCATCGTGGGCGGCCAAACTGCGCTTCAAGATCGTGATGAAATGTCCAACAGAGCGCGCAATGCAGATTCTTCAGAGCAGCTTTTTGGCATTTTCGATCAATTCACCAAACTGATGGGCGGCCAGATGAAGGGCCTCCGTCAGCAATATGAGGCTGGGACCTATAGGAAGGATTTCGATCGGTATCTGTTGCCATCCACAAAAGCGGCAATTGACGCTGTTTCAAAGGATGTGCAGCCAACTTATGAGAAACCGAAGGCACCGGATGCAGCGGTTGCAAAGCTGAAAGCTAACCCTGAATTGGCTCCGGCATTCGATCAGAAATACGGTGTAGGCGCATCACGTCAATATTTAGGCCAGTAATGAAGCATCATCCACAGAGCACGGCAGCAGAACGGTTCAAGCGGTTGATCGCTTACGATCCTATGTCTGGTCTCCATCGTGGAAAACGTGCTGATGGTGGCCGCGTAAACATGGGAGAAGTGAATACCAATCCGACCGAAGGCCAGAAGCTAGCAGGTAACTATCGCAAGGGTCATACTAGAATCCATGGTTTGGATATTTCAATCGAAAATCCAAGAGGTTCAATTCGCACTGCAAAAGATGGAAGTTGGAAAGTGCGGATGCCCTGTGCATATGGGTACATCAGAGGAACAGAAGGCTCAGACGGTGATCATGTTGACTGCTACCTTGGGCCTCATTTGAAATCACCGCATGTGTTTGTAATTGACCAGAATGATTTGCGCACTGGCAAGCACGATGAACACAAGTGCATGATTGGATTTGGCAGCAAGACACAAGCCAAGGAGGCCTATCATCAGGCATTTTCGGATGGCAAAGGCAAAGATAGGATTGGGCATATTGAGACGCTAAGCGTTCCGATGTTCAAGCTTTGGCTCTCTCATGGCAACACCAAGAAGCCCATCAAGCGCGCTTCTGGCGGTAGTGTTCGCAAACCGGGATCAACCTATAATACTGAGCTAAGCCCATTGGATGAAATGGCTTACCGCCAATGGGTAAAGGACAACAATGTCCCGACAAATCCTGATGCTACAGCGGTGCAGGATTATGACATGCGTGGATTTTACCAAGGTCTGCAGCAACAGAACCCGCGCGCTCAATCGGCAATAGATCCAAACGATAGTCAGATGCATTACCCTGATTATTGGAAAACACCGATTCATCAGACATTTTCCAATGAAAGCCAGTGGGCACCGGCTAACGCACCGTCATGGACCGATGACGATAAGTTGGTTCAGCCCAACGGAAGGGTGGTGTTTGATGACAGAAATAAGCCATCTGATGCCGCGCAATTACTAACAGTTCCAAGGGCCGGCGGCGGCAATGTTCGAAAGCCTCGGTTTGCTGATTTCCGCCGATCGGAAAACATTGAGGATCGGCGCAATGATAATTCTCCTGTCGAAAATAAACCTTGGGGCTTTGATGCAGAACCATGGGCAAGTGAACAAATTGCCGCTACTAGCGATTATAACCCATTGTCGGAAGGATTAGGAATCGGAGACATATATTACACTCGCAATCAAAGAGCTGATGGCGGTCGGGTCCATATGGCAGATGGTGGCACTCCGAATCCGTTCGATGATTTCGATAACCAGCATGCCAGCACTCATGCGTCTAATCCATTTGATGATTTCGACACGCCGGCGAAAACAGCACCATCCGGCGGAATTGCCTCATATCTGCCAAAGGCAATAACGGATGTCCCGCATGAAATGTATCAGGCTGGTGCCGAGCAGATTGGGAATATCAAAAACGCGTGGAATGAACGGCATGCAAGACACGAGGCTCAGGCAATCAAGGATAGCGGTCCTAATGCATCGTTCTTTGATCCGGGAGCAATGGTTAATTCCCTGAAGGATGTGGCCGACACCGGAAAGATGGTTCTAGGCGCAGCTTCAATCATTCCTTCAACCTTGATTGCAGGTCCTGCAAGATCATTGATAGGCCATCCCTTGGCCGATGCTGAGCATTTGGTTGGATCAATCATCAATCCCCAACAGGCTGCTAAGGATAACCCTGAGCAGATGTATCAGACTGCGAAGGGTGACGTAGATACGGCGCTATCTGCCGTCCGACCGCGTGGCCCTATGGTCAAAGCTCCGTCTGTGCCTGGCACTATAGCGGGGCCGCATGAGATCCCGGCCGATGCACCGTCATATCAGCATCCGAGCCAAATTCCCGCGCCTCCCCCGCCGGAATCCGTAGCCAATACTCAGGCAGCAGATGAGTTCGGCATCAAGCTGTCGCGAGGGCAGGCAACTGGGGATCTGGATACGATCCGCTATGAAGACATGGCTGCGCGCGGTGCCTATGGAAAGGATCTCCAAGACAAAGCGGTGCCATTCTTTGAGAAGCAATTCCAAGACACCCAAGCTGCTGGTCATGCAGTAGGCCAGCAGACGGCCAGAACGGCACCTGTAGCTGATACGCCTTCTGACGCAGCCTCCGCTGTTGGATCTGAGGTAGCCGATCGTGCGGCCCGCGCTAGGGCACTACAGGCCCAGACAGAACAACAGGCGGCGACCGAAGCGGAGTCACAACGCGGCATTCTGTCAGATCAGAACCGAGCTCTGAGCGATGCCCTGCGAGGCAGTTCACTCCCGATTGCCAATCCAACCGAGGCGGGGGAAGTAGTTGGCGCTAATGTGCGCCAAGCTGCGGCAGCAAATCGCGCGGAGTTTCAGGCTCGATACCGAGAATTTGGGGAGTTGCCCGGCGAATTTCGTGTGGATGCTGTGCGCGGTTTGGGAACGCGTGTCCGTAATGAAATTGGCGGGGGCGATAATCCGATTATCATTGATGACCAGCTTACGCCGGCAGCATCGCGGGCTATCCAGGCGTTGGATGAAATGTCTGTGCCGCGCATTCAGAATCGTGCCAGTCCCAATGCGGCACCAAATCCTGATGAAATTGCGGGCGTAAATCTCCGCGGCATTGATCAGATGCGCAAGAAACTGGTGGCCTATTATCAGGCAGCCAGGACCAATCCGACCGATGCACGAGCCGTTCAGGGAATCATTCATGGTTTCGATGGCCAGATTGAGCGCGCCATTACGGAAGGGCTGTTCTCTGGCGATCCAAGGGCGCTGGAGGCTCTGCAGGAAGCACGGGCGTCCTATGCCAGGTATCGGCGGACATTCAGCCCTCAAGGCGCTGGCGACGACGTAGGCACCGCCATGCGCCGAATTGTGGAGCGCAATGCCACGCCGGAAGAAACCGCCAACATGATCATTGGATCTGGGAAAATAGGTAACTCAGGTTTGCCGGTTCGGATAGCCGATCGGCTTGAACAGGTACTAGGGGCTGATTCGGATAGTTGGAGCGCGCTGAGACAAGCCATGTGGCAGAAGGCGTCACAGGTTCGTAATTCCGCAGGGGTTGTGGATCCGGCCAAGTCTGCGCAGAGCATCAACGATTTTACTGGAACGACACTCGCGCAGCGCATGTTTACCGCTCAGGAACGCGCGGCCATGCGGGCTCATGCCCAAGGCATCCAGGATCTGGACAGGAACATTGAGCAGCTACCGGCCACCCGGACCGCGGAGCGCACACGACAAGCCTATCAGGATACGTTTGGCGGGGCTGATCTTGGCGGCACGCCGAAGGCTGTATTTCAGAAAATGGTGCAGGGAACTGCCACACCAGAAGAAATAGCCAACGGTGTTTTCAAGGTAATCGGTGCCGGAAATCCTGGCCATGTTACACGGGCTTTGCAGGCTATTGAACGAATTGTTGGGCCGAATAGCGACGCCATGGGCGCGATTCGCCAAGGGGTGTGGCAAAAGCTCACTCAGGCAGCCGCTGGCAAGGATCAGCCAGGAGCTCAAAAGGCCATGCAGGCAATCAATGAATTCCTAAATGGATCTGGAAAGACGATTGCCGAACAACTTTATTCGCCCTCTGAATTGGCTCTTATGGATCGATACCAGAAAGCCTTGAAGCTTACTATCATCCCGAAATATGCTAGAACAAATTCCGATACGGCTCCGGCTTTGTTGGCTGCGGTGCGTAAATACGCAGGAATGGTCGGATCTGCTCTTGGGGTTGTCGGGCTTGGAGGAGCAGAGGGCGGATTGTCGGGGTATGCGGTTTCCAAGCTGTTGGACAAAGGCGGGGAGAAGTTTCTAGCGGCTCGTCAATCCAAGAAGTTGGAAAATTCGCTCAACAATGTTGTACCGCCGCCGGTTAAGCCCGTCACTCCACCGTCACCGAAATCAGCGCGTATTCTTCCGTTGAGTGTTCAGCCGGGATATAGAGGTCCTGGACTTGGTAGTCTGCAAGGCCCCGTGCCAGCAGATGCCGATGAGAAAAAGAAACGCCCCGGTGGGATAGGGCACGCATAACCAAACAATTACAAGGTAAATTAATATGATGCCAACCAGCCATGATCGAAGCTTCATTCCGTATCCTTTGGGTTCAGATCCGCAGTTTGAAAAATGCTTGCCTGACACTTTGAAGCAGGAGGGCGGTTATTCGAATGATGCCCATGATCCTGGTGGAATGACCATGGAGGGCATCATCCAGCGCGAGTACGACAGCAAGCGCAAACAATGGGGTCTCCCGACACAATGGGTGAAAAAGATCAGCGCTGACGAAATGAGGACGATCTACTACACGGATTATTGGCTGCCATACTGCCCTTCCTTGGATGCCGGATTGGATCTGGAGTTTTTCGATCTCTGCGTCAATGGTGGACAACACCGGGCTATCGTGACCTTACAGAGAGCGCTGGGCATCTCTGATGATGGAATGTGGGGGCAGCAGACCTCTGCCGCTGTCGGTAAATTGGCAGCCTCTGGAGACATTCTATCAGCTATTGAAAGACTTAAGGTTGAGCGAGAGAAGTTTTATCGTTCGCTGACGACATTCCGGTATTTCGGCAAAGATTGGATCCGGCGCAGCGAGGAAATTGCTGAGCAAGGCACTGAAATGGAAAAAACGGCATGAAACGCCAACTAGCCTTGTCAGCGATCGATGCCGCTTTCTGCGATGGCCTCAAGCTGATTTACGAGCGATTGGTCAGCAACATGAGCGAGCAATCTCATGAGGTGGCTAACGCTGAGTTCACGCGAGGTCTGGATATTAGGCATACCGCATATTCCAAAGCCCGCGCAGTGGTTGAAGCGTTTTTCCCGGAGGGACAATGATCAGGATCGTTGCATTTCTGCTTCTCACCACTTCGGCATTTGCTGGCGATCGGGTCTATGCTGATCCGCGCTGCGATGGACCCGGCCGATATGATGCCATGCGCGATGGCGCGAATTGCTCGAATCCAGCATCAATGCCGATATGCCCGCCAGATCATCCGAATCTGATACAAGATGCTCAGGGGCCATATTGTGTTGATTTCAGCCGGGCTGCCAGCGTCCCGGCACAGCCGGCCGCTACGACAGGTGCCAGTCCATATTCGGGGCATGGTCATTGATGCCAAATCGCCATGATGTTAATCCAAGGAGCGTCGCAGATAGTCAGGATCTGATAGGACTCGCTACTTTTGTCGTGGCAGTAGTGATCCTAGTCATACTTATTATTTGTGTTTTTACACACTGAGGAGAAAAGGCATGGATATCAATAAAGCTATTGAATCGATGTGGTCAATCGTAAAGCCACAGATTTCCAGTCTGATAAGGGGCGGCTTCAAGGTCGTCGCCGGAATGATCGGCGGTTGGGGCGCGCTGAAGAATCCGGGTAGTCAAGAGCAGTTCATTGACCTCGGAACCGCCGTTGTCCTATACCTGATTGGGCAGGGATGGTCGTGGTGGCAGGCTAGCGGACAGGATTTTGTCAAGGCTCAGTTTGAGGTAATCCAGGCCAAGACGCTTGCTCAGGCGCAGAAATTGAGGACGGCTGGGATCCCTCAGGTGACCGTCAAGGAGATCGCGCAGCAAAGCCCGACGATGACGCTAGCTGAGACTGCCAAAGTGATACCGACATTGCCGGCTGAGATCCAGGCAAATATCTCGCCAACGGCGGCAGCCAAGATCGTTGCCGTGCTTGCCATCATGATCATCGCCATGTTTTTTTCTGGACTTGATCCGGCGAGCGCTCAGGTCCGGCAAAAGGCAACCGCTACAGCTCCGGCAGCCGTTGATACACCAGCACCGGATCAGAAATGCTTGATCCCATGGGATCCTCTGAAGCTATGCGGAGTGCTCACCGGAAATGCGGCGGATGACTTCAAACGCGTAGTGAAGCGGATTCAATTGGTAGGCAAGACAGATCTGCAGTATGCCGCACTCAAGGCTATCAATGCCAATACGCCAGCTTCTAAGGTGCGCCTTCAATGCTTGAATGGTGTCTTGGACATGAAGGCAAAGTTCGAAGATGACCTCAAGGATTCCACCGGAACGGTAGTTCCGAGGCCGGACCCAGACGCCATCACGGTGATTGAAGAAACGGCCGAACTCGTTGATGCATTGGCACCGCAAGGGGCTCTATTCACATCCTGCGCTGGCGCGGCTCAGTTGTTCAAGACGAGCACCTTGGCGGCTATCAACGGCCTTGTTACGGGTGCTGTCGGCCTCGTGGCGATGGGTGGATGAGATGATAATTCTCAGATTCGTCTGCCATGATGATGGCATATCCAGAGCCATCATTGCCGTGACCGGTGGCCAAGTTGCACACGCTGAGGCAATTATGCGTGGCGGTACGATCATCGGTGCATTCGCAGAGGGCGGTGTGCAGGAGCGTCGCCTGGACTACGACGGTGGAAAGTTCAAATTCGAACAACTCATCGCGCTGCCAGCCGACGACGACATGACCGCGAGGTTTGAGCACTATCTGCGCTCGCCCAACGTTCTAGGCGAGAAATACGATTATTTCGGGCTGCTGGATTTCGTTGAGCATTTCGACCTTCATACACAGCACAAGGTATTCTGCTCTGCGACGATGCAGGATGATCTCAGGTGGATTGGATATTTCCCAAATCCATTGCCTATTCCTGCACACAAAGTCAGCCCGATCATGCTTCAGCAAATGGTGCTGTCGCGTCCCGATGTTCGAGTGATTACGCGTGACGATCCTATTTTCAAGGCGCACATCTCCAAGGTGGAGAAGATCGGGGCATGAGATGTCAGGCGATTTCCTGTTCATTAACCTACGGGATTTCGCGATCGGAATGCAGGGCGGTTTTGCTGGAGTTTTCCTGCTAAAAAAACCGAAGGCGAGAGATCTGCTTGCCCACGGAATAGTGGGAGGATTGGTTGGGAACGTTGGCGGACCATGGCTGGAGGCGGTGCTTGAGAAATTTGCATATGAATTATGCATCTTTGTCTCGCCTGAGATATCCTCGGATTTATCGTGCTTCATTGTTGGAGCATGCGGGATGGCTATTCTGCATTTGGCCATTAAATTTGTTGAATCCATAGAGAAAAGGCTGAGAGGATGAATAGCATGGTCTTGATGTATTTTCTGGAAGCCATCGTATGCGCTTCTCTCCTCATGTATGTCATGATCAAGTACGAGGAGCGGGAACGAGCCAATAAAATTGATCCTGATCCTCCATGGCTTCGCTTGGCACGGAAAAGCTCGTTCTTTGTCGCCGCTTCCCTAATGATTTTTTCTGCGGCGGCTTATCGAGTGTGGGTAATTTCAATCCCGGTACTATTACTTGTGGCTGCGATCATACTGATTCTCGCATTCAATGCGATTTCTCAATATCGACGGACACCTCCTGACGATCGGGAAGGCGTTCAGGAGGCAATACAGCATGGCTATCCAGCCTTTGGTCATTACATTTCGAAGTCGGATGTGACGCGCCTCGATGCTGGTCAAAAGCACATCATAGACTTGGTTGAAGAAGTTCTCAGAAACCAAGAACTGCGGCCAGATAAGGCGATCGTTTATCCCGTGCAATTCCATTCCAAGCAATGACTATGAGACCATGAATGGCACTGAAGGTAAACGAGGGCTTCGTCCCCATCCCTGACCCGACGACGCTAACGAATGAGGCGGTGGCGCAACTCAGGATGCAGGTGCTTGAGATATTGGACATCAGGCTCAGTGCATTTCGAGAGCTAGTGGATGAAAAGTTTAAGGGAGTTTCCACCGAATTTACTATGCGGGATATCGCGCTCGCCGCAGCGTTTAAAGCTGCTGAAGCGGCGGTGACGCAACAGAACCAGTCTAATCAGTTGGCATCGGATAAATCGGCGACCGCGTTCACCAAACAGATCGACAACCTTGATGAGAAGATCAACAACATAAAAGAGGACGTGGGGCAGCTACGAACCCGAAATTATGCCGCAGTTGGCGGGTACATCGTCGGTGCCTTGGGAGTGGTTTTGACGGTTATTTCGGTTATTCTCCATTTACCACGTACCATTTGATGCAGTTCCTGGCCAAATGCGCTGCGTCAATCTCCAAGAACCTGCATTCGCGATGGGTGCTGATCAAATTCGAAGCCGAGCAAGGGCATTTCACCGGAGAAATTGCCAAGGCGTTAGGTGAATTGCAGCCTGACAAGACGTATCGGATAACGATTGAGGAAGTCTCATGATGCAAACCGAGCTTGATCAACGCCGCCGCTTGGTGTGGGCGCGAGCGGTTATCGGTTTATGGATGGCATGTATTGTTTGGATTCTGATGGTCTCTGGCTTTCGAGTTTCATAAATCTTCCGTTTCGAACTTGCATCCTTCGCAGCGAAGTGGAGCATCAGTGCATGAACTGCATGGCGCGTTGACGTGGCACGAGCAATTCTTGGAAAAGAAAGCCAGCACTCCATTGCGGCACTCAGGGCACGGCGAGCCCTCGTCAAGAATATCCATTTCAAGAGTATATTTTGGTTCTCGATAATCCCAAACTATACTCATGTTATTTCCTCTGGCCGCTCTGGCGTGGGGGCTGATGACGTCGGGGTGGCGGTGAGAGCAATGAAGCGCTTGAGGAATCGGGACTTGGCTTGCCCAGGCGACCAAGACGGAATCTGAAAATCAAGCGGAGTGCGGCCCCTGCAATATTCCCAATCGTCTCGGTTTTTCATGAGTTGATGCTGCTCTGTCACAAGCATGATGACATCAGCTTCCTTGATCGTGGGCGGCAGCGGCGACACCACATTGAACCGCTCGAATACTGCGGCCTCGACGCGCTTCTCTATGATGCTAAACTCAGGCAGCATCACCTTCATTGGCTTTGCCATGTCGCCTACGAATGCCTCCGCTGCATCGTGCATCAGACCCTGGTAGGCATGCTCTGGTGGAACAATCTCGCTGAGATGAACGCAATGTTGAGCCACCGAGTAAAATCGGCTGCACTGCCCGGTAAACCGGCAAGTCATCGATAGGCCATGAGCGATATCCTCGATCGTGAATTCGCTCGTGTGAGGGGCTTCAAAATCGAAGTACGATCCGCCAAAAAGCAGAATGGTAGGGCCAATGATGCGACGGACAGTTTCGTTCATCTCGTTTTCCCATCCCCCTTGGCATCGGCGAGGCATCTGATTTTCTCGGCTATCGTAACGCAAGCGCGATCCCATGGGGTACCGTGCTCGCAACGTTGCTCTAGGGCCACTTTCACTGCCGCCTCGATCACCGCCGCTCTGTCCACGGAGGGAGGGGCGAGCGCGAGTGCAGCAACGATATTTCGGGATATCCAGCCTTCCCAGTGCTCTTCTGGGTTTGGTGGGATATTGAGGTCGTCGTCGCACAGCATCTTGTAGACGATCTGCACGCGCGCATCTTCAAATTCCGGTAGTTCATCCCGCAGCGGCTCTGCCTTAGCGTCGGCAGCCTGTGGCAATGGCGAATGCTTCGGTTTTGACGCCTGTTTCTCCCGGATCTGATCAATCTTGGTCCAGACGCGCGCCAATTCGGTTTCGCCGCCCTGGTGCATGTCGAGATCGTTCGCCAAGCACAGCGCAGCCAATGTCACCATGACGCCGCCGACCTCTTGATTGACATCTCCTTGGCCGCGGCCGTAGACGTAATCGACAAGCTGATGCGCCTCACTGGCGGTGCATCCTAGAGCCTGCACAAGCTCAAGCGCCTCTTCAAGAAAGCGGTGATTGCGTTCGATGGTGTCGCGGCAGACTTCCATGGAAAACGTAGCTATCATCCAATCCTGAACGCGACGCTGAAATGTTGGCGTCTCCGCCGCCTTCGCCGCATAGCTCAGCGCGTGCATGGCCCTGTGCACCTCATTTGGGATGACAAAGTTCATATCCCTCGAATTGGCTTGCGCCACCTTCAACCTATCAATCCCGGCCTTGAGATTGGCCGCTGCGTCGCGGATGTAGTCGGCGAGGGTGTCGGTCATTGTGTGAGCCTTCCTATCGCGGCCTTGCCAGCCTTGAGAATTTGGTACCTGTGTGTGACCCTGAGATATGGCGCATTGCCATTCCAGTCTCGGGGATCGGCTAGTTTGCGGCGTCCGACCATCTTGCGTTTGAGCAGATCAGTTAAACTTGGCCTATCGATGTGAACGTAGTCTCCCTGGTAGACTTCTGGATCAGGACCAACAAGCGGGCGAATGCAGAGGAGATGCAAAAATTGCCGCTGCATTTCGCTCAGCTCGCTCATCACCTCTGCTCCGATCGCCGCAGCCCGTCCGTTAGTTCTGAGATCGGTGTCATGTCTCGCACGCCTCTGTTATAGCCGTCTTCTTCCGCGCGAATTAGGGCCTGTCTGTGATCAGCCTCCAGCGCATAGATTGATCGCATCACATGGCTGTCTTCCGCGCGACATCCGTCAAGTTGGATTTCTAAATCTCGAATATAATCCACCAAGTGCCTCTCGTGACTCTTGAGTTGGCAGGCCGCTGTTTTTAGTCCATCGATTCCGAAATGCGTGGCGGCGCACTTCACGCTGGTGAAAACCTCGTCACAGTGAAAGCAGCGCCATTGTTTGCGGGCCATCACCTTCCCATCCCCTGATACGGCGATGCCCCATGGTCGCGCTGCTGGCAGGCCTGCTCGTGGCCGGGGGCGCAGGTGGACGGGGACGCTTCGTGAACTGGCCTCAAAACCCATCTGTCGCTGCGAACCTCGCGCTCATAATGCTCGCAAGACAGCACATTCCCGGTTTGCGTGCACAGCATTGGATTGCGCCATGCCGGTGGCACCAACTCGGCCGCATGCACCTCGGTCTGCATCACGATCGCAAACAGCGCGCGGACGGCTAGGCGGGTGGTGAGGTGGCGGGACATGTCAATACCCTCCCGTTTTGGCATGCTGGCTGCAGAACAGGCCGCCGAGACCGTGGCCATCCTTGCGCTTGCAGCGAAATAGGTGCTGGGCGAGCGATCCACTGCCGGCGAATCCGGCGCATCGACCCGGGGTCCATGGCTTTGGCTCGTGATCTTCCATAAAGCATTCGTATTTGCGTGCCTTGATTGATTCTATAGTCTCAATTCGTTCGCTCACAGCCAAACCCTCCCGACGATAGCCGCCACCACGATCAGCGCCACGATCGCGCGGGCACCACGATGCCATTTCACGGCTGAGGCGGTCATGATTCGCGCGTTTGGACCATAGGTCCCATCAGCAAATTTCCTCGATCATCATGATATTTCCACCAAAGTTGCTCCAAGCGATCAAGGTCATTATATGACCAGCCGATTTTGAGGCAGTAACCGAGCCAATTAGCACAAGCCAACAGCGCTTTTTGTGAAGGCATCATACGCTCCGTTTACGAATCAATATGGCCACAGGTCCTGGTTTATGTCAACGGGCGGTTTACGAATTAATCGGGCCATTGCCAAATCGAGCTGGCGGCAGAAGGCTGGCCGAACCGCCAAAGCCAGCGCCATAGTTCCGGCCGATCTTCTCCATCAGGGCAATGCCGTCAGCATCGGTATCATCCCTCATGGCATCATCGATATAGGCGCTGTCTTGCCCAGATAGCGGTTTCTCGGGCTGCGGAGCGGCCGCTGTTGCGACTTTGACCTTCCCCGGTACTTCGGCGAAGGCTGCGGCTTTGATCTCCTCCTGGAGGTCCCCAAGCTGCCTCATCATCATCGCGGTGGCGCCTTCCATCTTGGCGCTGACCCGGATGGCCACCCGCTCATATTGTTCCCGGCTTGCGGTAACGCGATCTACCTCAAGTTTTAGGAAATCGACCTTGTAGGCGAGTGCCTGGTTCTCGGCATTGGCGGTTCGGAGCTGATCGGTCAGAAGCATGACCTTCAACTGAGATTCGGCTAGGTCAATTTTCAGCTTGTCGTATTCGTCGAAAAACCTCGCCTCGGTCGATTCGCGGTCGTGGATCATGTGATGTCCTCTGCAACAAGTTTATACCGCTCTCCATCAATCCAAATGATCTCTGGATTGCGCTTCTCTCTTTCGCTGACCAGCACATAGCCAACATTTTCTGCAACTATGGTGGCTAGCCAGAATTGATCTTCGCATGAGAGCTTGAATAATTGCTCTCTGATGTCGTCTCGTGAACCTGCGATCATGTCTTTACCCTTGGATAAACCATCCTGTTTTGCGGCCCCGGCGTTGTTGATAAAGCCACGTGAAATTTTCCGCGACGCAAAGCTGCTCCGAGACTAACGAAACAACCCGGCGGACCACCCGAGCTTGGACACCGCCACGATCGTTTGTCAGGAAATAGCATCTCAGCAAGCCCAGCAAACGACATCGGCTGACCTGCCAAGGCGATATCAATTCTATGCACGAGGCTGGCCTTCATCTCTGCTGGAAACAGATTCTGCAATGGGAAGCACAGTAAGGGAAACCCTGCAATTGCTTCCGGCCGCAGAATAGATAATCCGAAGCCCCTACAGGATATCGACAGTTATTTGGCTTCAAATCTGCAAACGGTATCAAGTCGGCAAGATCGGCAACTTCCTCCGCAACCGGCTCGCATTGCATGTACGGAGGTTTGGCCACGGGTTTTCTCGGCTCTCTCGGTTTTGCGACGCCATGAAGCGGAATCTTGTTTCTGAAAGCGACCCCAATCACGGCGCACCGAGTCATACCACCGATTTGCGCGGCAATCTGCGATGCCGATAGCCCATTTTCCGAAAATCTGGCGATCGAGGCAATGGTTTCCTTGGAATGAACCGCGCTCATGATGGCGGATTCCCATCGACAGTAAGAGATCCGGCTATGCCATAACTGCTGCCGAAACCTCCGGTGGCATATGTGTCCATATATTCTGGATGATCACTGGACATTTTCGGTCGGAAACCGGCAGATCTCTCCGCTCGGATCCATTCTGATTTGGTTACCTGAACCCATTTCGATCCTGGAATTCCTTCAGACTTCAACCAATGTGTGTATTCTGTCATGTCGTTTCCTTTGCGTTCTTGGTCAGTTCTTCCAAAGAAATTCCGCACATAGAGGCGATGCGCTCCAAGACCTTCTGCTTTGAGGCTTCGAAATCTTTGTGTCCCATGCTGGCGTGGTCTTGCGATTGCGGAACCCAAATATGTAGAAGCAAACCTTCCTGCTTCATGACTGCATATGGCTCCATCTTGCGGACCATCAGAATCATGGCAGCCATTGCTTCTTCATTCGCGCATAAATGCTCGGTGTGATCCGCATAGCCTTCCCAAACCAAGCATCTCTTTCGCAGGTGCTCAGGCGACAATATTTTCTCGCCGTATTGCTCAGGAAGGTTGTCGAATCCCTTCCGCACGCAAGCATGAAAGTGGCGGTGGCTCTCTTCTGATCGCCCCTTGTGATCAACCAGAACGTATTCCGTGCCGGCGCGGTACTGCCGTTCTGCAAGCTTGCGGAAACGGTCGAGAGGGACCATCTCGCGACCGGACCAGACAAACGCTACCGCTTCTATTTTCATGTGATATATTCCCAACCAAATCCTCGGTGAGTTGATTGCTTACCGTTGCAAACATCCCAAATACATTTTCTATGGGCACCCGCAGTATTTTCTGCAGCCTCAAGCAGGCTAGGAAATATTTTCCCATCGGATCGACGGACTGGGCGTGTAGATTTTCTATTCAAACTTTGCTGGTGCCGAGTCGCCCAACGGCAGTTTCCCGGCTCATAGTTTCCATCCTTATTCGGATGTCGGTCTATCGAATAATCAAGACTTGGCCTTTCCCCCATATCCGCAAGAAAGTTTTCAAACGAATTCCATCGATCACAGACCTTGATGCCAATAGCACCATACCGCGCATAAAAAGTAAAATTTGGGTTATTGCAACGAGTACGCATTGTGCACCAAGATACGTATGTTATCGAACCGCTGTAACCATGTGTTCTCGTTCTTTCTCCGATTGTTTCTCGACTTGGACGAATTTTAGTCATACCGGCTCAATCTTCATTTCAGGACTAAGATTGTTAAGCCACTTCGCTTGCCGAGCGTGACATTCTGTAAGGATGACATGTCTGGGAATTCGACGGCTTCGCAACGTTCAATGAACGCCTCGTGCTCATCTTCATCCTCTGGAAGGCCTCCACGTGGAATGTAACGATCTGGCCTGCCGGAGGCCTCCCACACCTTCCCATCGAAGAACCAATAGGAGCAATCTGTAATGCTGCTATCATTCCATGGCCAAGGCCAACCCTGTGCTGGCAATGTTGCATCGTCTCGTAATGCGAGAAATTTACTGACAGCAGTGCGATATTCCTGTTCTGTTTTTGCAGCCTCTATTTCTTCGGAAATCTCGTATCCATCCCATGCGATGGATCCAAGCCATTCAGCGCTCTTGTTCTTGCCGATATAAAAATCTGCACGCGTTCCCATTATTTATCTCCGTTTGTTTTGATTATGTCTCAATCTTCATGGCTCAGCACGAACAGGAGAAGATGCCAGGATTGTGCTCTTTTCCAGATTCGCCTTTCCATGTATTTGGCTTCTTGCCGGTGATATTCTGGAAATGAATCCAGAACTCATCCGGTGTTCTTTGGCCTTCCCATTTGCCGCCTTCGCACAGATATTCGCCCCAAGTGCTCTTTGAACCTTCGCAATGGGTTGAGGCCACATGCATCATTTCGTGGTAGTCTGCGCCGACATCAGAGGCAAAATCACGAAGCCACTTTTCAGAAGATGATCCGACGCCAAGGCCTTCCTTGGAAACTGCAGGATGTGACCAGACGTGGCGCAATCCGGTGATCGTGTTTGGGTAAAGCAGCATGAAGAAGCGCTGGCCTACCGTGACATCCTCCGTAAGGAATGGATCAACGATGCCGATCAGCTTGTAGGGCTCAGGAGGCGATGCAGTGACCCGCCAACCGCCTTCCTCAAAGCCAATATGCTGGCCCGGCTTCAATGTTTCGCCTGCGGTAACTGGCATCGTGGCCACATGGATGGCATCTGGCTCGCCAGAGCCATCAATCAACTTGCCAATCAAGAATTGCGAATCAGACATGTGTTTCTCCTGTTATGGTTCAAGTTCCGTCTCGCGTGTCTTCCGGGCCGATAGCAATGCATCGCGATCCAACGGCATGAGATCCGACCAGAATGCATCAAATGATTCGAACAGCGCATCCATTTCATCGTCGGCATCGGTTTCGGCGATTTTGCCTAGAGCCCATGTCATCCATTCAGCACAGTTATCGATGCTCGGAATTGGATCTTTTGTCCGATAGATCCGATTTTCAATAGGGTTGCCGGTGCTGATCGGGTCTTCCTTTTTCGGCTCACTGGGCTTGTGCTCAATGGCTTCCGTTGGGCTTGGAACGCGCTGGCGCGGCGGTGTGATATCGGTTGCCTCGGCGATGATGCGGCCCTCATCTTCGTCATAGATCCCAGCAAATCCGAAGGCATATCGCGCCGCTTGGATCATGGACTTGTGGCGCAGCATCCGGTGTTTCATCTTCCATGGCTCGGTGGCCCGTTTGCATTCCTCGTAATATTCCGTGACACATACTGGATGCGATCGATCTTTCCGGTACATGGTACAAGTGCACGAGATCAACTCGCCGTCTGGCGCATGCTCCATCTCAAATTCAAAACCATCGCATTGCGGGTTTGAATTGACGAGATTGACCCAGCCATCGATAGACACGATGGGGACGATACCGCCGCCTTTGGCGGGAAACGCATAGATTTCCTTCGTCAGCGGGTTGAGATCGTATTCCTTGGCGACGATCAGGAAGGCTGCGAATTGTTCTGCTGTAGCCGTTGCTAGCCCGCAGGTAGCCCGAACGGTCTTGCTGAACTCATCAGCCTTGAGCGAATACTTATCCGCCATATAGTCCAGCAGCATGAGCTTCTGGCTCGGCTCTTTCCGTATGGAAACTTGGTTCATCAGATTAAGCCTTCCCTTTTGGTAACACCTGGCACATTCTCTCCAGCTCGGACAGCATCGGTGCACAACTTCTCAAGCCGGGACATAAGATCGGGGTCGGATTGAAAGCGTCGAAACGCCGCAACCGGATCGTTGATGATGGCGAACTTTTTAACCTGTTCCTTGACAGTGCGTGTCCCATAGGTCGGGACAATCGGCGCCGCCGCTACCGGCATAGCCACTTCCTCAACCTCAGGCATTGGCTCCGGTTCGCCCCGCGTAATCGCCCGATCGGCTGCACGAACATTGGCCTCGTCAATCTCGCGATGCTTGCGTTCGGCTTCTGCCTGTTCTGCGGCGATCCGTTTGCGTTCTGATTCGCGGAACGACAGTATCGCCGTGTTGAGCTCCTTTTCCTTCGCCGTGGCGCGGGCAATGATCGGTGACCATTTCTTCTGTTCAGCCGTATATTTGCGGAACATTGGCTCATAAAGGCTCTTGCCAACTTTGTCGGCGGCCAAGCGGAGTTCAGCAATCCGGTTCTTGCTGCCGAGCGCTACAGCAGCGTCTGCATCGCTCTTGACGGCAACAGGAGCGGCACCGATCGCAGCATCAATCGCGGTAGCATGCGCCTTGTCCGGTTCAATTTCCTCAGGCGCATTGTCGGACTTGGCGACATCGCGATTCGCAGCGGGGATTACAGCAACTTCATCCGCCGCATCGCTCCAATTCATGCCTTCTTCGGCAACCTGCCTATACTCGCTTTCGCTGATCGGATGGCCAGCAACGTAGCTCCACAATTCGTTCAGTTCATCGCCCGTTGCATCATAGATCGTGTTACCTGACGCAATATGCATTTTGCTGGTGACACGCGCGGTCATCACGCCGTCTTGCATGTAAATGGCCACGGCAGACCAGCCAATGCGCTTGTTGTTGCCCTTGTCGTTGCGCTCTTTGATGGGCTTTCGATAAAAACCCAACTGCGGATCATCAACGAACATTTTTGGCTTCTCGCCAGCCAATGAACGCTTCCAGAAATCATAGCTCGGCTCAGAGGGCTTTTCGGCGGTTTTGGTCATCAGATGAATCCTTTGTCTTGGGCAAGCCATTCTGGCATTGTGAAGGTGCCATCGGAGTTTTTCTCCACCATGGATTTTGGCACCCATTCAGTCGTTTTGCCGTCGTAAATGCGGAATGCTTTATCGGTCTCACCGCGCAATTCGCCTGCGATATCGATTAATTCTCGCTTGCTCATGCGTCATCCTCTCTCACTTCACCGTCGCGCTCACAGATGCGGAATCCTTCGCGCAATTCCTCAACCGCATTGCCGAGATATTTCCCAGTAACACCATGACCATTGGCATAGGCTTGGCCATCGTAATGGCTGATAACCACAGCAGAACCTGCCGGAATATGCTCGCCAGCGACATACAGCATCAGACATGCTCCAACGCTTCCCGGTAAACCGCCAGCGCCTTGGTGAGGCCATCGGCTTCCGTCTGATCAGCATTGAAAGCCGTGGCGAGATAGGTCTTTGACCCGAGGCCGCTCAATGCAATGGATGCTGCCTTTGTTCGGATGCAGTCGCCTCGGATGCGATGCACTGACGCCAAGAATTCCTGTTCGTGCTTTACGATATCGCGCGGTTCATCGTAGAGCGCTTGGGCGATAATGATTGCGGGGTGCGTGGTGGTGGTCATGCTGATTTCTCCAGCGTATGGAACACGCGTGTTTCTGGAATATCGGCAATCTCGCGGGTGCGCGACTTAGCCGAATATTTGCTATCGAACTTGGTGGCCGCGTTCGGATCGCCGATCCACGCAACAATTGTGTGGCCCTCGCTATCCACGCCGAACGTTGCAAATCGGTTGGCATTCGGTGCCCATTGAATGACGACCTGAGGATGCGATGGAAGCTTGGGCTTGCGGTGTTTTCCGCCGATGGTGGTCATTTCGTTCTCCCCTAGTATGAGCCCCAATGGCTCCGTGGGACCTATCAACCACGGATCAGGGATCAAGTCAACTGGTGGTTTACGAATTAATCGGGAATTGTCTGACCATCAGATCGGGCGGAATCTGCTTTTTGCCGGCAGTTTGCTTGAAAAAGAAGGGAATACCAAGCCGCGCGCACTGATCTCGCAGGTCTCTAGCCCATTGCAAGGGCATATCGCGATAACCGTGACCGCTCTCCCCGCCGCAGATAATCCATGACGGATAAAGCCCAGTAACCTTGAGGGGACCAATTGCCGGTTCGTAGCTGATGAAATGCACGACAGCCGGAACCCGTTGCAGATGCTTCATGCGACGATCGTAGTTCGGTTGATCCTCTGCTGTTGTTCCCATCCAAATATTGCGAGGTAAACCGCTATCCCATTTTGGCGGGATCATCTCAAGAATATTTTCAGGTCGCTTAGTTAACAGAAGCCAATCGAGTTCTGGGGTATCCTCAATGAGGCCCCATAGATCCGATCGTGCACCTTCAGGCGCTTGATTATCAAATACATCTGCCAAAGATGCACAAAATACGCGAGGTCGTGAAGGTCGCATTGTCAGCATTCCAATATCGAAATCCTCCAACGCTTCCCGAGCCTTCTTCGCCCATCGGAGCGGAAGTTTCCAATTAGCCACCGATGTTCGGATACGCTGACCGTGAGGCCCCCATTGGACGCGATGATATCGCGTGTCCATTAAAGTTTCCGCATAGCAGTTATCGCAGCCAGCGCTAACTTTCTGGCAGCCGATCCAGGGATTGAAAGTCGAATCTGTCCAGCTTATTTCTGTTTTTTCGGCCATGGATTTTTCCTTTGCGGTATCTTGGCTTTGCGCTTTGGCTTGCGGGCCAACGCCTGCTTTCGTTCTTTGCGATCACATGTCAGATCAGCATGCCTAGCGTATTCCTCGAAATACATTAGCGACAGGATGAATGGATCAATACCGTGGGCGTGCCACCATCCCAGTTCATCTCCGTAATCGTGCTGGGCCATATGGTGATCATGTCGGAGCGGCAATGCCCAACAGTCGCTCGGCTTTTCAGCCATTCCTGTGTAAGATTTGCCATGCACGACTGAGCCAGAACGGATATGGGCGGCATCCGAGGGTGCCGGAGATCCGCATCCACAGCAACATGGCTGCCGACGAAGCCAAGCCAGGTAACTTGGACATCGCACGCGCGGCTGCCTTTGGCGAAGCTCGGTCATCTCGGCTCCTCTAGAATGGGATCTGATCGATATATTTCTCGGCAACGGCCATTGCTGATCCCATTTGCGAGATCGCCTCGCGCAATTGGTCGGATATCTTCCCGTGAGTTGCCAATCTCACCTTGCCAGCCGCCTTGTATAGATCGGAGAGCGGCCCTTCCGCTTCTATCGCTTCCTTCTGTAGCTTCTGGCGCCATTCTGTTTCGCGAGCGAGTGCCGTATCACGATACTGCAAACTCTGCTTAGCCGTTGCCAGATCCTTGGTGGCTTGCTCTAGCGCCAACTTGAATGGTCGCGTCGCCGCCGGAGACCTGAGAAAGATTGCTCTCTTTCTCAATCCAGCCACCGAGATCTCCAGCGGCCACGCCGATTGCAGCAATTGCAACCAACGCGCGGATGCGATGCAATTTGATGCCGAATTCGATCTTGGTTTCTGCGGTTAGTTCGTATTTCTTGGTTTCGGCCATTCTGATCTCCTGCTGTGGTGAGCCACTTTGGGCTGGTTAACGTTTGATTAGTCGTCCGTCAGCATCGGTGATTCGCCAACTATCAATCGTTCGAACCAGTTCTTGAATGCGATCGTCCGTAAGATCGTCAATCCAAGTATTGCGAATGATCTCGATGAGAGGCCAGAGGCGATCACCTTCTTGGATTGTGTATTGATCCCGATTCATTGGGCACTCCCGTCAAATGCTGTAAAGTGGGGTTCTGAGAACAAGGCGGAAATGCGAGGCATTGAAGCCATGACGATCAATGCACTTTGGCCCCTTGTGCGCGATAATACCGCGCTCGCGAAGAGTGGCGGCATCATAGCGCCATTTCTTGCCGTAGTAGTTCATGCTGGTTGCAGCTTTGGCCAAGCAATCGGAACCGAACACGCCACCGAAACCAGCGAGTTTCACGCCAATCTTGAGCGGGCGGCCACAGTGCGAGCATTCACATTCCTGCTCGCAACCGATGATTTCCACTGGTTCTGCGGCGAAGAATGCGATCTGTTTCGATTCGGTCTTGGCCATTTGCATTGCTCCCTGATGATGACCCTTCTGTAAACCCCATGTATGCACTTGTCAACTGATAGTTTGCGTGATAAAGACCGATTTATGAGCAAACCATCCAAAAAACCCGATTACGTCATTCCCCGAACCAATGCTGAGGGCCTGGCTCTCGTCTGGACCAAGATTCGCAAGGCCGAATTAGCCCGACAGCTTGGCGTTTCGCGAATGTCGCCATCAAAGTGGAAGAAATCTGTTCCGGTGGAAAGGGTTAATGATGTAGCTCGGATCATCGAAATTCCACGAGAGCATATTCTTCCAGAAATTTTCGGGTAACCCACCGAATCACCAACCTGAGGAGCCATGATGGCCAGACCAAAGATGACGGACGATCAGAAGGCGGCAGCGAAGGCCGCGCGTGAGGCAGCGAAGGCCAATGCACCAGCAGCGGCGGATCGGGCTGAGGCAAGGGCGGCATCGAAAAAGCCGCCCACGGACGCTCCCAAGGCCACTGTGGCACCTCGTGGCGTCAATCCTGAGTTCGACCGTGAGGAGAAGGCGCTTTTTCTCCAGCATTTGCCCGAGATTGAAAGATTGCGTGGGCTGTTGGGCACTGCCAACTCAAATTTGCGCAATGCCTATAAGAAAGCCAAGGCCGAAGGCGCATTCACGAAGGCAGACTTTGATGTCGCGATAGCGGTAAAGACTGCGGAAAACGAGGCCAAGGAACGGGCCAAGATTGCGCGGGCGCTCAAGATCGCCAAGATGTGCGGTTCTTCGCTGGGAAACCAGTTGGATATGTTCCTGGAACCTGACCGGACGCCGCTATCCGATCGCGCATTTGAGGAAGGCGAATCGGACGCGATGCAGAACATTCCGGCGCGACCGCAGTATGATCCCTCCACCGAAGCTTATCGCCGGTATTTGGACGGTTTCCATTCCGTTTCCGAGCGCCGGATCAAGGAAGGCATGGGCACCCTGCATCCTGAGGTCGAAGCTGATGAAATCGAGAAGGTTAAGCATCAGGCCGAGATGGATGCGCTAAAGGCACGCGATGCCAAGGCATTTGAGGGATACGACCAAGAGGCTGCAAATGGTGGCGCCATCCAGGAAGTTGCCGCAACTCCCTCCTCTGGCGTACCGATGACGCGAGCCCAGTTTAAGGCCCAGCAGGAAGCGGCGAAGGCTGCGAATACGAAACATTGAAAGGAATAATGCTCCAAGGCACCTCGAATAGTGAGCAAGTCCGATGGCAACAGAATGCCTTGTGTCCTGTCGGAACCATAGCCTCCGTGGATATGCCGCGGTGAACGCCGACCAACTAGGTTGGAGGAGTAACAGACGGATTATGTCGGAGGCGGTTGAAAGGCCGCACTGAAATCCGCCGATAGCGTGACAGCTCGGAGAGACGGCATTTGATATGAATTGCGCAAGGGTTCTCCTGCCCCCAATGCGCGGTAGGGAATGGCCTCGGTGGTTTCCCCAGCACCGGGGCAATTTGCTGAGAGGATGTGATGGACGAATACCTTGCAGGCATCATGGAGCGCGCGCCAGTTGAGGCTGCTGCGCCTGAGCCATTCGTTTTCATCGTGCTGCCTGGCGATCCCCGAGGGAAGGGCAGGCCACGCACGCGGGTAATCAAGGATTTTGCGACGATCTACACCGACCCAGAAACCCGTAAATACGAGAATTCCCTCAAAGCCGCCGGCATCAAGGCCATGGTAGGGAAAAAGCCTCTAGATGAGGCTGTGTCAGTGGTAATCCATGCTCATATGCCGGTGCCAGCGAGCTGGAGCGCCAAAAAATGGACGGCAGCAATAGCTGGCGACATCATGCCGATAACTGGGATTGATTTGGACAATATTTGCAAGATGATCGATGGCCTAAATTACCATCCGCCGCGCTTCAAAGGCGATCGTGAAAAGCGGCCAATCATTTGGCAGAACGATGCCCAGATCGTCAGCATGCAGGCCATGAAGCTTTACTCGGCCAATCCGAAGCTGGAAATCACTGTTTGGAAATGGGAGGGATGAATGTCCGTTCTGCATAGCTCTAACATCATCAATCCTTTTCAAGACGCAAATCCTTTCCGAAACGAAGCTTTGACGGTTTCTCCCATTGAATGGAAAACCGGAAAACTTTCATATGAGGATTTTCAAGCTTACGAGGCCATTCTGGAGAAATATCCGCATGTCAAATCGATGGATAGGGACGCTCGGTATAAGTTATTCATCGATAAGAAAGACGAACTTATCCGAGAAATGGCCGATGTGAACCGGCAAGCCCATGCTAAAAAGCTGGAACTCAAGGATATTGAAACGAAAAAAGCGGTTATTGAAAAGCTGCTGGACTGGGGCGCGGATCTCAAAATTCAGCGACCCAATGGCATCTCATTTCGCAAAATGCGTAAGGCTTTCGCCGAAGATCGCACAATCTATCTGGACAAAAGCCTGCACGGAGTGATGCCAAAGCTTGATTTCGAGAAGGAAATCTTCCGTTTCGCCGAAGTTCTGTTGATTGAGCACGATTGGGCCGCAGCCTTCAAGAATGCGGATCTGGCCGATTCGGTTGTGAAATTGCCCTACGATGTTTGCGCTTTCGAGTTCCGGTTCTCGGATCGGCCTGTGATTGCTCTGGCGACGCAGTTCGGAACCGATATCGCTTTTACCGCTGTCGTCTTGATTGATGAGTGGTGGGTGGTCACTGATTTTGCCGGGCGCATTGGAGCGGATTACGAAGACAACAATTCGAAGTATGAAGCTCTTGTACGTCTATTCCACGAAGTCAGCCGCCAGATCCGAGCCGCCTGTATCTCACTTGACGCAGAGGTTGCCAAGGCTGAGGTGGTCCGTGAGCCTCATTCCGGCCAGCACGGCAGAAATGCCCACCAGATGCTGAAACCCTACCACGTGGTCTCTCTGGCCCGGCGCGGGCCTAGGCCGTTGGTATCGGTGGGGACTGAAACTGGCCGGCGCGTTCGGCTGCACTTCCGGCGCGGTCATTGGCGCCATTTCGAGGATCACAAAACTTGGATCAAATGGTGCCTTTGTGGAGATCCTGATCTTGGCTTCATCGATAAGCATTACAAACTGTAGAAACGAATCAGGTTTTTCTCTAGCGCTAGTTATTGACTGCGGGCTGAGAATCGCCCTACAAAAGCAAACGACGCCGGAGGGCTTTTGCCGGCGCCGTTAAACTAAGTCCGATGATGCTTGCAGGCTGTTCGGACGGGTAACAACGATGATTTAGGCAATATCTCGCCTTTCGTCAACCCCCGTCTAAACCCCGCAAAGCAGCATCGGTTCCAAGCCCGCTAAGTAGCGGCCGATGAACGATTTACGCTGTTGAGGTCTGCCCGGTGGTTCCCGCTCATAGAGGCAAAATCCAGATTCGAGTAATTCCGGCATTTGAAGGAGCGCGGGACTAAGCCCCCGGTCCGAGCAAACGCCGCCATAGGCTATGCTCGCATCTACGACATGAACGGCAAAATACCTTCCTACAGGTTGTAGGGCTGGGCGGTTGGTCCCCGAAATCGGACATCGTAGGTATACGCGCTAGTATGGCTCCCCAGTGCTCTGGCTGTCCCTCTGGGTAGCCGGGAAGAGCGGGGAGCGGGCTATAAAGGATACGGAACTGGAAATGAACAAAGGAGAAAAATATGAGCAAAATCAGATACAAAATTGTTCCAGGTGCGGGGAATATTTGTCCGAGGTGCAAATTGGCGACACAAATTCGTGAACACAAGTTCATTACTCAAAAGCGTCTCAATCAGCCCTTCTACTATTCAAGATGGTTCAATTGTATCAATCCGAATTGCCAGACGACGGCGATTATGCCGGAAAAATTCAGGGTCATGCGCAATCAGAAGCAAATGACCTTGAAGACCGAGCCGGATATTTCTTCGGCGCGCATTTCAGAACAAGAACGTCACTTTCTTTCTTTGATCAATTCTGAAGATGCTACCATCGGGGTAGGGACATCTATTGGCGCTCGGCTACATCGGCGAGGCCTTGTACAAATCGCAAAATCTGGTCGTTACGGCATCACCGAAGCAGGAAAGAAGGTTTGCGGCGAACAGGAGGAAACAGCATGCTGACCTCTCAAACGCTGGCGCGAATCACTGAATTACGCTTGGACCTGATCACCGAGACGGCTGTGATAGAGATCCTGGAGGCTGAAATAGCCGCAGCGGTATCTACGGGATCCTCGGTCGCATTGCAGTTACCTGCAGATTGGCCCCACGATTACCGAGAACAGTTCTGGCGCAGATATCCCAACAAGACAGCCAAGCCCAGAGCTATGAAATCGTTGGATAAAATAGCGTACGCAGGTAAGATGCGCTGGGCCGGTTTGATGGATGGTCTTGAACGGTATAATAGATCACCCAAGGTAATGGGCGGGTTTGTAAAAAATCCTGCGACATGGCTGAATGACGAAGGCTGGAACGACGGCCCACAGCCAAATGGACCGAAAAAGAAGCTGAGTTTCTTCGAAATCGCAGCTGGGCACGGTGATTGAAATGAAACCTGATCGTTTTGGAAATAGGGCCATGCTTGATAAAATGGATGAATCTGAGCCATTTTTCATTTTACGCGGCCAAGATGCTTTCTCGGCTCATCTGGTTAAGTTGTGGGCGGATCTAGCAGAGAGCGCTGGAACCAACGGTGCCAAAGTCCTGAATGCTCGCCAATGTGCCAGAGCAATGCGGAATTGGACCAAAAAGAAGATACCAGACTGATGGCAAATGACCTTACGACAGCCGAGGGCAAGGAATTCTCAACCGATACGGTGACCCTCCAAGGCCTGCAGACGACCGTGCAGAGGCTTTACGGTGCGCTGGGCAAGGATGGCACCCGAGACACATTGCCCGCTCTGCCGCCTCCCCAGCTCCGTGGTCGCATGCGGGCGCGTCAACTGGACCTGAACACGCAGCTGCGGCCAATTTCGATGGCATCTGCTGAGCGCGATCGGGCATTCAAGGCGATCTCCGCGCTGTTGGGGGGGTATCTCAACATCAAATCGGACAATCCTCAGGCGGTTGCCGCCGGCTACACGGCCCATCTGATTGAACAGCCGCTATTCGCCATCCTCCAAGCCTGCGATGATTTCAAAAACCGCCGTGTTTACGATCTAAATGCTGACGGCGAGCGCGTTCCATTCACAATCGACCATGCCCCATCAGCCTTCCGATTGCTTGATCAGGTCAAGAAATGCGCCGCAGACATGCGCGAGGAGCATTACCAGATCGGCCGGGTATTGGCGGTAAAGCAGATCGCCACAACGCCGATGATATCCCCCGACGAGCAAGCCCGTGTCGCTGCGGCAATGCGGTTGAGATCAATGGAGCTCGGTTCCGTGGCAGATGCTGGGCACCAGGCCGACATGACCAAAACCCAACGAGAGGCACAGGAAGCCCGCGATCGGGCGGCCAAGATCACCGAGGACGGTATCCGCCGACGCGCCGCATTCAGCGCTGAGCAGGAAGCTCAATCGTATGAGGATCTGGTGAGATGATTCCATTGAGCGAGCGCACGACAGAATTTGACGAAATGCTGGCGCGATTGGATGAAATCTCCAGAAGGTCGCGTCACCTTGGAATATCGCTGGCCGCTTATCCAGTGGCCGATATAGAGCGAGTTGTGGCAATTTTGGCTGCTGGCCAGTTTTTCCGACCGAAAATAGTTTCAAATACGGAAAATTCCCAATGAAACCATGTCTATGCATGGACTGCGCCCAGCCAATGACGGTGGAAGAAATCCACTATTACGAATCACGGTGCGAGAATTGTGAACGGGCTTGGAGCGATCGAATCGGGGCATGGATGCGCCGTGAAACCGAGGAGCCGGAGATGGAAGCGATGTTCGGGGCGCCCAAACCAAAATAATTCGTAAACCAACCGTTGACATCAATGTAAACCTGTGCTTTATGGGGTTGAGACAACGAGGCTCGGCAGAAACGGAGATCAGATCGCATGAAAATCCTGACAGCCTCCATTCTCATCGGCCAAGGCCCAGATCGAGTTTTTCTGAACACTGACATGCCGAGCTCTTTCGCCATGTACAGCGAGCCTTTGATGATTCAGTTCGAGGCTGAGAGAGGGACCGGCGCGGAATACGTGAGGAATAATTTCGGCCTTGAGCCAACGATTATTCACCGTTCTGCCAGATCGCAGGCCTGACCCGATATCCCTCATCCCCTCCCAAGGCGAGCTAGACAGGCTCGCCATCACCTGAAAGGACCACCGATGCCATGAAGATTTCCTGTGATTGCTCTAATTGCAAAGGATGCTGCATTGAGGTGCCGGGGTGGTTTACTCCTGCGGAAGCGTTGCTTGCGATCGAGGCAGGTTTTGCAAATCGTCTTTCTGCTGTGAAGGAAGACGGTGTCATTGCAATCGCTCCTTCACCGGTGGGATATGAGGGCCAAGAAAAGCGTCATGGACCGGGGATCTGCAACTTCTTCACCAAGGATGGTCTCTGCGAGATTCATGATTCTGGTTTCAAGCCAATTGAATGCCGCACTGGTTTTGGGTGCTCGCCTGGATCTGACTATCCAGAACTCGAAACAATGCATGAAATGTGGGTCAGTGAAGAGGGCCAGAACGCCGTAAAAATATGGAGAAAAGCCAATGCCACTTCCTGAAGGCTACCTTCCCCGCAAGGGCGATGAGGTTCTTGTCCGCGCACGAGCAAAGCGCGATACGAATATTGATGTTGATTCCGAAGGATATTTAGAGCTTGTTGGCCAAGAGCACCATAAGTTTTTCATGAATGTTTCCGAAATCCATTCGCTCTATAGGCGCCAATGGAACGAGGGCGATCGGGTCAAGAGCATCGAATTCTATGGCCCCGGCCTTGTAATCGGCATTTCTGATGAATGGGTATGGGTTCTGTGTGAGACTGGCGAGGATGAGGGCGGCCGATATACGCTGACTGCCAACGAGCTGGAGCCATGGGTTGAGCCTGCCGAAATCATGACGCAAGAGGATATCAAGCGAGCTTTTGCTCCTTCGCCCGTCTCACAGTCCATTGTCGGAGACGACGAACCGATCGAAGGCTGATCAAAAATGGCCGATCAAAGCGATGAAGACCTATGCGGTAGCGAACGCGAATTGATTCGCAAGACGCGGCCACCGAATTATAAGTGGCAGCCAATTGAGACTGCACCTCGCACTAAGGATTTCATCGCTCATCTCGGCAATGGCTATATCACGCGAGCGCGCTTTATAAGCGGCAAGTTCTTTGCGGCAGATTCGATGGGTGAAGGTAAAGGCAATACAGAACCCACCCATTGGATGCCACTACCGGATCCGCCGAAATGAATTCCCAGCAACTAGCCGATTACCTCCTACGAATCTGGCAAGAAAACCGACATCTGCCGCCGGAACAGAGATTGCCGAAGGAATAATTGCGTGAAATGCCCATGCTGCAACGGATCTGGCGTTATATTCGAGGAAGAACCTCCGGTCAGGTTGACGCGTAAACAAAAGCAAATCTGGAATGCAGTTCGGCGCAGTCCCCATGGATTGGCTATAAACGATTTGGTTTCACTGATCTATTCGGATGATCCTGATGGCGGACCTCTTTATGCGGATGAAGTAATAAGAACAACGGTTTGTCACCTCAACAAGAGACTTGCCGTTGTTGGGCAATGCATTAGCGGCCGTAGAAATGGCTACGGCGGATATCGATTATACCAGGATTGATTGAATGAAAGAAAAATGCCGCAACGGCCATCGGCTCAATGAGAAGCTAGTTTATTATTTCACCCACAAGAACGGGAAGGTATACAATATCTGCCGGAGATGCCGAAGCGAGGCCAGCAAACGCAGATATCAAGCCGATGAGATCTTCCGAGAGCGCGTGAAGGGTGTATCCTTGGCTAGGTATCACCGTCTTGCAAACAGGACAGAAATAAATGCCGGTTGACGCACCTATTTCGGACACTAGCCGAGCCAAAATGCATGATCCATCAATGTCATGGCCGGAATCTGTGGCTCTTACATTGACTTGGATCAAGGAAAACGGCCGCAAAGCCACCAGAACCCAGATCATCTCGGCCGATCAGTTTTATGGACGTGGCTCATTCGGAGCCCCTGTGGAAGGCCAAGCCTTGATTGCAGCAATAGACCGGATGCGTCGTTTAGGTCCACCCAAGCCCATTCGTAAAGGTCAGAGGCAGCAAGGTGATTAATGGGATGGTCCATAGAACCAGCCATGATCAAGGAAAAAGACAACGCTCCAGTCGGCTCAAAACCGATAAAACGTGAGCGTTATGAGCTATTTGCTCAAGCTATGGCTCAAGGCCAAAGCGTAGAAAAGGCATACACTGCCGCCGGTTACCGACCATCTCGCGCTGCTGGTCATGTGTTACGGAAAAAAATTGAAATTCAACAGCGTGTTGCATTTCTTTTCAGCGAGCGGTCGCGGGTTATCAACCAATCCACCGTTGAGGCGATTGAGCAGACGGCTCTCACCAAAAAGTGGGTGATTGAGAATCTTCGCGAGAATGCATTGAAATGTTTGGGGAAGTTGCCGATAAAGGTCACTCAGACTGAGGGCATGCCGGCTATTGAGGAGTTTGATTGGCAGCCTGGCCCGGCCAATCGAGCTCTGGAGCTTCTAGGGCGTGAGCTCAACATGTTCATAGAGCGCCATGAGGTTGGAGAACCTGGAGAATTTGCCCGGATGAGCGATGCGGAGCTGAGCCAGGCGCTGCTGGAGCAAGCTGAGAAGCTTGAGATTGAGTTGCCGCAGCATTTGCTAACGTATCAGCCAGCGAATCCCGAGGATGATGGTGAGGCGGAATAATTGTGCCATGGCACTGAAAATATTTGTTGTGCCGCGCTTGTTTCTGTGCCAATAAATGTGCCATCGGCGCCTCGCGATTCCTCAGGGGCATGGAGCAAAAGATGATTAACCATCCGAACCGCAGTAAGCCCTCCTATCCCGAAATCACCACCGAGGTTGTGACCAAACTTCTCACCGTGGTGGATGCTGGGTTGGTTCACGGTGTTGGCAATCCGGTTCCCGGTCAAATGTGTGTGGAAGCGGCGGTATGTTTTGCGCTCGGTTTGCCCCATGGCGATGATCCACAGTGTGTGGCCCCCTCGTTGCGTTCCCTGAAAATTAAGCTGAATGATTCGCGATGGTCCACGAACGAGGCTCGCGCCAAGGGATTGAGGCGGCTCGCGGTGATCCAGCTTGGATCAAAAGGGCATCTTGATGCCGGTGAATTTGGGCGGCGTTGTGCAGTTCTCGCTACTAAAACCTCAGTTCCGATTGCGCTTCGAGCGGCTGCATCTATCCATAAAGATCCGCAGCATGCAAAAGATCTGCGCGATGCGGCCAATCGCTGTGAGGTAGAAGGATCTCGTCAATCGGCATTGGATGCCAACAAGGTGGCAAGGGCCGCCGCCGCCTACGCCGACGCCTACGCCTACGCCGACGCCGCCGCCGACGCCGCCGCCGCCGACGCCACCGCCGCCGCCGCCGCCGCCGCCGACGCCGCCACCGCCGCCGCCGCCGCCGCCGCCTACGCCGACGCCGCCGCCGCCGCCGCCGCCGCCGACGCCGCCACCGC